ATGTCTTGGATGTAGCCGCCCTCAATCCATACCATGAATTTAAGATTCTTCATTTACTCCTCCAACATCTCTTTTAGTTTCTTATCGCCTTGGGTGATGATCAAATCATCCTCCATTACATCGTTGTAATAATCTTGCATTTGATAAGTAGCCTCAAAGATTTCATCGCAATCCTCAACGCTTCTTTGATCGGCGGTGCAGAGTCCCATCATACAGGAATCTCCGTAAAGCCGAGCGGCTTCCAATACTATCTCCATTGCTTCTTTATTGGTCATTTAGTCCTCCAATAAATAGTTTTTTGCTGACTCAATTACTTTTTGATAATACTCATTATCTTCTGGCTCGAAACCATCAAGGCAATCTTGAATAGCACACAAACCGTCGATTGATTCTTCTTTGGTCATTTCGAGTGGTTCCTCATTGCTCCAAATGGTGTCGATACAAGTGGATACTGTAAGTCTCCCTTGGGGGTGTCTGCCTCCGCTTCCTCAACAGAATCGTAAGGGCCGTTTAAGACGCATAACTCATCCTGAATCCAGAACTTCATTTCGCCTTTATGGGGTTTCTCAATGATTTCGTATAACTTGTTTTTCATATCAACTATAAAGATCGTATGCTTTTTTAAGTAAGGTGTCAAGATGTTTTTTTTCGTAATTATTATTCCTTAACATACCAGCCAGTTTAGAAAGTTCTATATACAATTCAGGGTCAAAATCTGCTCTTGCCACAAGTCTCCACTGTTTATCTCCATCTAGCTTTATCCAAGCAAGGCCCGGTTTTGCCCAAAGCATTATAGAGAGGGTCATGCTATCTTAATCTCTCCCTTCATTCCTCTGGCGCACCTGTGAAGATAAGTCGCGCCCTTTTTAATTTTATTGGCGACTTTAGTTCCGACATGGACAGTTGCCCCACAACCTTTGCAAATCGTTTTGATCTTCTTATGCACCCTAGCTGGGGTGGTTTCGTAAGAGTGACAACGGGAGGTAGGCCCACCGAGAATCCGCATCACCTTTTTCCAGAATCCATTATGACCACATCTGCCGTAATGTCGCGTTGCGATGATGTGACCCATTTCATGAGTGACGGTTCTTTTGATAAAATCTTTTTTATACTTCAAAAGCAAGTCCTTGTTCAGTCGAACTTTATTCTGGTATGAAAAAGCCTGTCCCGCAGTACGACCACGCAGATCATAAAGAACGGTTGGCATTGGTTTACGCTCGATGCCGTAATGCTCTGCTTCCACATAAAGGCAGCGTTTGATTTCTTCGGTGACTTGTTCGTATAGCGTTTGCATGGTTTTTTTATATCAAAATTAAAGATCGCCGTCAAGGTTTTTCTTATGTTTTTCTTTTCTATTATAAGAACCCTTGCCCTTCTTTGTCCTATGCTCACGGGATGCACTTCCCATGAAGCCTTCGGGGTTTACTCTCGCTTTTGTTTTCATGTGTTTATTAAACACTAAAAAAGACTTTAGTACAAGGATTATTTTCGTAAGTTATTCACACGTTTAGGGTCAATTACATACACTATTCAGGGTCGAAATTTTGAAAAAGTCCCTTTGGAAAATTATAACATGATTTTGTTTCGTATGTCAACACTATTTTACTAACAAAAAAAGCCCTTGTTGTTAATAAGTTTATATTGACTATTAAATAAAAGTATGATCCGCGATACGAAAAAAAGTTTTCAAATAATGAAAAAAAAGCTTGGCATGAAAAGAATCTATGATAAGATTGATCTCAGTTAAGGGAATTACAAACCACTAAACATTATGCCAAAAATAATAAATCAAACTACTGACTACGACTACGAAGTGACTACCCGTCCTTTGTACGACCTCACCCCTGAGCAAGTCACTTTGCTTCAGGACAATGACGCTGATGCCACTTTTGCTGGTGTCTACGGCAACTTCCGCGAAGATGTAGATTCTGCCTTGGGCATTGTCACTGAGCGTTACGCCCTAGTTCAAAACTCTGAAGTAGTAGGAAACATCGAGGAATCTTTAGATCGCCGTGGACTGTTGGACATGGTTGAAAAGGATTTCAATGTAGTTGACTACGGCAAGCGTTTCTACGCTCGTTACAGCATCAAGAATCCCAAGTCTGAATTCAACTTCACCCCTGCAAAGGGCGACAATGTTGGAGTCAGTTTCACCTTTCAAAATAGCTTTGATTGCACAAAGCGTTTGAATGTGGCTCTTGGTTTCTTGCGCTTGGTTTGCACCAACGGCATGACTTCACTCTCTAAACAGTACGAAGTCAATTTCCGCCACCAAAACGGAATCAATGTTGGAGCAATCGGTGACGGCATCGACGCTGCACTGGACAAGCTCACCGACCAGACAAAGGTATTCCAGCGTCTCGCAAATACCGGAATCGACCATGAGAAGGGTTTGAACATCCTTGAAAACCTCACCAAGAAAAAGGTGATCTCTGGCGCGGTACGCGATAACATCGCTGCAATCTGGAACGCGCAAGCTCAAGACGAAACCATTCACGATGGTTTGGACAGGGATCGCAACCTGTGGAACCTCTACAACGCCGCGACTCAGCATATCACTCGCGTGATCGAGCCAAAGCGTTTCGAGCAAGCCTCCCGACTCAGCGGGTCGATCCTGTCGGCCTTTGATCGGGCGGCGACCACTAAAAAGTTCTTGACTGACATCACCCAAGAGGCTAAAGTCGAGAACAACTAGGGGGAGCGATCTCCTAGTTTTTTGTACTGCTCATAACATTGGGGAGGGGGTCGAAAGATCCCCTCTTCTTTTTGTCTAAAATTTTTTTTAGGGTCAATATACACACACTATTTAGGGTCGAAAAATACTACGTACACGTACTATTTTTTAGGGTCGAAATTTAGTACGTACACGTACTACCTAGAGCCATTTTTTTTAGTATAAAAACCTTACGCATTTTTTCCCCCTTTATTTGGCCGAATCCTGAAAAGTGGGCGATTTTTTAATCTATGTAGTCATCACACTTCCATTCTAGAAGTTCAAGTATATCTGAGAAGGTAGGAGTCGATGGTTTAAATTTTTTTGTAATCAAATCCTCAAGCTCACCCTTCTTTATTATTAGTGATGCCATATTACCAAAGCCAGTTTTATTTGATGCTATTATTTTTCTTTCTCCAAAATCTAATTCATAATACGTTTCACCCATGCACATTGATAACAATCCAGATTTATATTTAAAGTCAACAAGGTAATTATCTGAGTGCGCTATCCAGTGTCCTTCATTCACCTGCATAGCAGAGGAGAAAACCATTCCCCCTCGCAACTGAGATCCAAACTCAACGTCCACAAATTGCAGCATAATCCTTGAGGTACTTCTGACCCGCCTTGGTTAAGCTGCGACCAGTTGGCTTCACTTGCATGAGACTCTTTTTAAGAAGGAAAATCTCAAGGTTAGTTCTAACGGCAGTTGCCTCCATGTCTAATTTGGAAGCAAGGTGAGTAAGGCTAAATTCAGTCCCACTCCCCAACGCTTGCAGTAACCGAATCTCACTTGCGGTAAGGCCAAGGGGCTTTACATTAAGGAAATCACAAAGAGTGTCCCAATCTTTCATGGTCATGCTCTTTTTCTTACGAGCCTTTAGGTAGCTAAAGATACGATTGGCGTACTGAACCGCTTTGCGAGGCTCGTCACGGAGAACACTCGCGATACTCTCAAGGACTCCTTTCGCGAATTTGATCTTCGGCAAATTACCCTTGACGATTTTGGCAAGCTGATCGGGAGTGTAATGATCCAAGTCAATCTTCCAAAGGCGACTCATTAAAGCATGGAAAACCTTATGAGGCTCGGTTGTCGCAAACAAAAACGTGTGGCGAGTAAAATCAATTTGGATGTCAACATCGCCATGAGAATAACTGGTTCGGTTATTCTTATTGTCTGCAAGCATAGTCAGAAGGGCAGTCTGAACATCCATCGGAAGCTCATGAGCCTCATCGATAAGGACGCAACACTCCCCGCCCATCACATCTCTGGCAATAACGTCAGCCATAAACTGATCGAGGTTACGCCATGAGGAGGCGGTCTTGACCACGAACCTTTTAGTCGTCCGATGTTTCTGCATTGCGACTCCCAGCGCAGTAGCAAAAGCAGTCTTGCCATGACCGCGAGGCGCAATGAACATCAAATTGGGCAGAAGATTGCTATTCTTCCAATCATCAAACAAGAAGTTTAATGTTTTTCTAGGCCCACGTTGACCTATGAACTCGGTGAATATATCTTTCATAATGTTATTTTGTATAATCTATTTGTATCAAATTTGAAACTACCAGTCAACCTTATTCTTCTTGGGTAAGCTACTTACAGCTTCTTCGGTTGCCTCATCGTTCTTGGCATCGACGGTGACTTGGTTGTCCACAACGCTACGAGTTTTGTAGTCGGCGTTCATGGGCGATGTTTCTAGCTTCAAAACTTCAGCGAACTTCCTACTAATAGGAATCATCGCGTCAGAGCATCCCTTGTTGATCTTATTAAAAAGTTCGTCGGGCTTAACTAGAACAAAGCTGGTCGCTCCTTTGACCTTGCCTCTGTAATTTCCAGTTCTCTTACTCATGGATGTATGTTAATTTATTTCGTAATTGATGTCAATGATTTTTTTTCTTAATCATTAAATCTTTCTTCTGCTAATTCGTTAGTTAGTTTAACTACCTCTTTAGATACTCGATCCCACTGGGGGTCATCGTCTTTATGATTGACGATGATTTCGTATTTCCATTTAGGTAGTGATTGAACGACATCGTTCCATGCCTTTTCGTATACTATGGCCGCAGGGGCTTGTCCAGTAGCTTTCATCTACATAGATCCTAAATCATTTAAATTTAAAGTCAATGTAAAAACATAATTATTTTCGTAAGTTTATTTAACTATAGAAAAGGATAGGTATAAACGCGAAAGAACCAAAATAATCCAAATTTAAAATGCAGTTATTCTACTATGAAAATAGCTGTCAAGTCAAGATATTTTTACAATAGAAAAACTTTCAGGGTCGAAAAATTTTCCTTGCATTTCTCTCTGTGTATATTTAGAATAGAAAAATGTTCGGAGTTAAAATGCACATTATTTCGCAGCCCAAAATCTTCGGAGTAATTTTTTAAAATTATTCAAATTTGGTTTGTCGATCATTTGTGATTGGCTAATTCGTTTGCCGATCATTATGTGCAGTTCTTGATTGGCAACGCATTATTTGGCCGCTCAAAATCTTCGGAGTATTTCGCGCTCCAGATTCTTCGGAGCTACATTATTTCGAGTGTGAAAATGTTCGGAGTTAATTTAAAATTATTTAAAATAGATTCAAACCTAATTAATTTATATTTAAAATGCGGCTTACTTTATATGTATGTGCATTATTTCGAGCTTGTAATTCTTCGGAGTAAATCTGACCATACAGCAAGTGTGATAACTAATGAAATATATAATAGAAACAAGAAGGATATATATATAAACTCAAATATATTCCAGATCTTTTTCACTATGTAATCGAATCTAAATAAATTAAAATAGGTTTTAGAATCTAATTTGAAATAAATAAAAGTTCGGCACTACCATATTCTAAATAATCCTAATTTAAATGATTAAGGTTAATCTCTTTATGTCCCTGTATTACTGTATCTATATGTATATCGAACAATATCAATATATCTGTTCTGCTTGTATGCAATAAGATATGTATAAAAACAAAAATTGTATATTTTAAAATGCCCAAATTAAGCCTTTCATATATAGAAAAGAAAACAATTAGCCCCGAAATGTCCCTTTCTTATATATACAAAACAAAAAAGGAGAGGAAGTCTAAATCACCTTTTTAAACCTCCTCCCCTCTTGTCTCCACCCTGTTACCCCTTGGTAAAAGTTAAACCCATAGTGTTAAACGTGTGTTGTTCGGAGTTTTCTTCCGACTCTATTCTATGGGTTTAGTGGGATGCTAATTGGGGGGTCTAGCTATCCCACTTGTATCACTAAAGGAGGATCGCGGTCTACCTTGATGTGATACTTTTTACGGTGTTCAATACAGGAATAACATAGTAGTCCCGTGCGCGGCTCTCCCACGCCTCTATTCCGTAAATTTCAAAGATCAAAAAAACCTACAAATATGTAAGATGTAGGTTGTGTAATGTCAAGCAATAAGTCTCTGTTTAACCTCGTAACACACCAACGAGTTGGGATCACGATAATTGGGATCACTGGGAGTGTTTTCTTCCATTACCTCATCGTGATAAAATTCCAACTGGTCTATTGCCTGTATCTCCTCGCTAGTTGCTGGCCCCTCTCTATAATCAAACGGATTCATATTGAGATTTAGCCTAGCAAGATTTAATACAATGCTTAATGCTTCTTTATTGTCCATCGCTTAAAAGTCCTTTCACCAAGTCCTCTTTAGCTTGCTTGTAGCCTTCGTTGTAGCCTTGCTCTTTGCCAGAGTCATAGCCCTCATTGTAGTCGCTATCATCGTCCCAATCTGGATCTTCCTCTCCATCATAGTAATCGTCGGTAGCTTCAGTTTCGATAATGGTTTTAACCACTCCAACAACCTTATACTTCGCAGTACGCAACTTCTGGCAGTCGCAGTCATGCGGGACGCTAACAACGTCAGACGGGTCGATTTGAACCGCCAATAAGTGACCTCCACCGGAGGCGTAACCATTGGCATACTCGTAGCTTCCAGCGTGGAAACCTTCACTACAACCGATGTTTGCATCGTCGCAGACGGTGTTTCGCGACATTTCGAGGGTTTGGCCGACAGAATTGTCGAATCTACCCGTGTGTCTGTCAGTGAAATTAGAATTCACTCCTTTATATGCAATAAAATCTCCTTCTGGAGTAATTGGCATATTCTTATGCTCTAAAAAGCGATAAAGCTCGCTTACAGCACGGCGGGAAGGGTTCTGCATCAGTTTGTCCAGAAAACGGATCAAACGCTTATACATTACCCCTTCAGACATACATCCGAGGATTTTATCGACCAGAACATTGTGAACTGGTTCGCCTTTGTATAGAACTACTCCGCTTTCAACGGAAATGTTTCCATCGGTATAATCGACTACTGCTTTGCCTTGATCGAACATCTCTAGCAGACCATCGGTTTCTTCATTTAGCACTTTTTCCCTAATCTCTTTGAAAAGAGGGTGAGAATCAGTTGCTATATGAGTTTGAGAGTCCCAAAATACTGTGACTTTGGTATCTGTTATATTATATGCGTACATTTTCTTTTATCCCTTTGTATTACAACCTTTAATAAAGCTCAGAGTAAATTTCCCCTTAATGCCTTAATGCCTTAACTGTTTTTAAGATTAATGTATTCTACGGTTTCAGTCAAGCACTTTTTTTCGTTATTCTGCCTAAAATAAATTTCGTCGTTCATCTCTCTTATAGTGTCCAAAACTTCAATTCCATCTATGTTTTTTTCTACAATCAAAAAATATCCACCAATTTTTTGATAATAAATAAACTTTGCCCCGTTCCCATCCATTTTAATCTCCTTTTACATTGGTCTAATTGTTTGTGTTTTAAAATTGTTTAAATTTAAATTTAGGGAGGCTCCCCCGCCAACTCCTTAACCGGAGAGCCTCCCGTTCACTCTACTTACCGTTTAGATAAGCGGAGAGATACTTTACATCCCCTACTTCTATCCCGTGATAATAGTCATTCGGGTTCATGAACTTAATCATCGGGTATTCTTCAATGAGTTCATCCACCTGTTGCAAGTACGGGTTCTCTCCATCAGTATCTTGCTCAGGTTTCATAATTTTTTCAACCTCGTCCCTATCGATACCAAGACGAGCAAGGCCGCAACGTAGGTTACTGTAGTGATCTCTAGGGCTACGATTCACTTTCGCAGAATTCGCGGCATCAACTAAATCCATGTATAAATGGTTTTTGTTTTTTAGCTGGCTTCGCAAAGTATTAATAATCTCATCTTTTGCAATAATGAAATTAGCATGGTAGCGAATTTTATCGCGGTTGCACCAATCTACTGCATCTTCATAGGCGTTGTTTTCTTCGGCCCATTTTGTCACGATTTGAAAGGTGACATCTTTCAATGCAGTCCAACCCTTACCAAGTTTCTTTATGGCTGAACTTTTAACAGCATAAACTTCATCTTCGGAAGGAATGTCCTCTACGACTTCACGCATAGACCTCAGATGCTTGAAATAGACTTGAGGTGTTTCACCATCAATTTTATATCGATTCATTTCAATGAAAATTCCATCAGTCTTTTCATTTAGATCGCAGTCAACTGGTTTCCAGTAGTCAGAATCATTACCCGTTTCTCCTGCTGAACCGTCTCTAACGAATTTGAATACTTTCAGATTGTTTTTTGGATTAGTGGGAGTATAGGAGCGAGTACCACTTGTGGTACGCTTCCCAAAGTCCTCTGGGAGAGAAACCTCCGACAAATTTTTAATTTCACAATCAACTTTTGTTTTATCTAAAAACTCCTCCATGCCGTTGACCATCTTGCCCTCATTGTTGGCGTAATGCTCTGGGCAACTAATAAGGTGAACGTCATTCCCTGCTTCTGCCTCGCTCACGCAACGAGCGTAGAGTCCACGGGGGTTGGGAAGATCATTGTAGTAAAGAACAGTGTTTGGCTTCACCGCAATGTTGCGAGTTTCAACTCTACGGAACTTTTGAGTGTTTCGAGACTTCTCATAGCGATAAACCTTGAGGGGGCTACTACGCAAGTCCCAGCAAGAGATATTGGCAGAGTCGATTGCTTGACCATCATAGTCCACCTTTTCCACGATTCGGGAAAGGGTGTAGTATCCACTTCCGTAATCAAAAAGCTCGCCATAGAGCAGTTTCGCTCCCCAATAGGACTTTTCGTTGGCAAATTTCTCATGAATTTGCCCAACGATTTCCTCCTTAATCTTGAGCATCTTTTTTACTATGTTCTTAATCGTAACATCAGTATATTCCAACATCTCGCGAGAGGCGGCGACACTCAATTCCCCGATTTCAAATTCAATATGCAGACATTCGCTGAACATATTCTCTAATTCCTCTGGGACGTTTTTGAGGTTACTCTTTTCAATCCGGTAAGCAACATTGCCCATGATCGCAACTGGCTTGTTGTCGGAGTAATAAGTAGAAGTATTCGATGTGTTCCACTCCCATTCATCCCCAGAAAGAATTGGATCTTTTTGATCTTCAAAAAAAGTTGGTCGGCCCTTTATGACGGGCTTAACCTTGAAGTAGCGGAAAAACTCTTGAGCCTTTTCCTCAAAGACATTTATATCGTCTGGCTCAACGGGAATAATAACTTCGATCCCGTTTTCCTCATTGGTATCACTAACGCCAAGTAAATCGCACTGACCTACCTTACTTGGATCAATAATTGCATTGTAGTGATAGCACTTGCCATCGACGTATGACTTAACCATGAAACTATCGGAATAGGCAAAGGCAGACTTACAACCGATTCCAAACATACCGATTGCATCATTAGTTCCACGCTTGGTTGACTCACCGTATTGAGTGTAGATATTCCGAACCTCATCAGTGGTCAAACCCTTGCCATAATCGCGAACCGAAAACTCAGTCAGTAATCGAGTAGGAAGCCCAATTACAATAGGTCTTTCGGGCTGACCTGTTTGAACATGAGCATCTACCGCATTGCAAGCATACTCACGCTGAACTGCTAAAATCTTGTCCGAATACATTGAGTTTCGGAGAATATCCAGAAGGTGAGGCAATCCACTTTCAGAGATTGCGAACGAGACGGATTCCTGTATCCCTTTTTGGGATAAGGCGTTTTCATTAATTGGAGTTGGTTTCATGATTTGTATGTGTTATTCGTTTAACTTGAGACGAGCTTATAGGAATACTTATGCGGAGTCAATCTTTTTTTTCGTTATTCTCCCCAAAACTTCCACCAAGGCTTTTCCTCTGTTTTCGGTTCAAATATAGCCCCCTCTTTTTCGGTGGAGGTTTGAACTTCGACTTCAGCTTCCTTGTCTGGCTGTTCGTTAACTTGTTGGTCTACTACTTTCGATTTTAAATTTGAAAGATTTTGGTTTATGACTTCTGCCGCTACTTTAACCTTATCCAAAAGGCCACTAGGGGTAGAATCATCATCAAGGAGAATATGATGTGTTCGCTTCCCCTTCTTCATAAGGTGTTCTGCTCTAGCCTCAAGCACTTTGTCCATATCCTTATCCCCAACGCTTACTGTTTCCCATGTGCAATACTCTCCCTCTGGCCTTATATTAACTGGTACAGGGAAATCGCTTGGCTTGTAAAAACCCCATCTGCTTTTTGCTTTACCATTCTTAAATTTTTCATGTTTCCTAATTCGGATATGAGGCATCGGGGTTTGCCCATTCCCCTTGTTGTAGTCCTTGCGCTTAACCGTGCCATCTGATTCGTCGTAGTAATACTTCTTCTTGTTTCTCGGAACGCTGATGTTCCTAGCTTCGTATGCTTCAGTTTCTTCGTCGGATACTGGAGGCGCGTTTTCACCTTTGGATCTTTTTTCTTCGCGGTCTTTGTTCTCTCTTTCTACCCATTCAACCGTCTCTTGATTGATTCGTACTAGATTTTTTATACTAAAAAGGACAAGTCCTATAATGGAATCTTTTAAGACCGCATACGTTTCTCGGTGCATCAAATCCTCAAGGACTGTAAAATCGCCGTTATACGAAATAGTTAAGTCTTTGCTTACTGTAATATCAAAAGAAGGATTAAACATAGTCCAATCATGTTCCGCTACCTTGAATTTTTCAAACTTTTCCTTCGGTACTACTTTTTCAGTGAAAGTATTGCGGTAAAATGTGAACCTCATGACTCCTCTCCTATCCGAATGACCCTCTCTCTGTTTGTTGATAGAAGCGTTCCATAAAAACTGCCTTTTCGTGAAAAACTTTTGAAAATCTTCTCCATTCTCAAGCGTGACCTTTTCCGATTGCTCCCAATACATAGACTTCATGCTACTCAGCATAGTGGGATGCACCAAAGGCAAGCAATGATGCTGGTTCAATGTCACCGGATCAGTCGCTCCTTCTTTATCACACTTTTCCTTCTCGGTTTGTGAGAAGCAAGTTCCTGACCCAATATGTCTACCTAACCCAAGTAAAGCCTCTTTTTGTGGTTCTCCAAAAATCTGCTCAAATCTTTTAACGTCATCATCTTCTTCGGTTAATTTCGTTATAGTAAAAGATGGCAATGTTTTATCTTCATGCTCTACGACATAGGCACTTCTGTTGGAAAAGCATATATCAAACCAATTAGATGGAAGATCATCCCTAAAAACAAAAGGAATAGCAGGGTACAACTCCTGTTTAATTTCCCTGTCGAAACCGTCAGGATCTTTTTGGTCGCCATCGGCATAGTAACAATCAGTCCAATCGTTTTCATCTGAGCCAATAATTTTTGATCTAGTTTTGCCAATTTTCCATATCGCCCTACTCTCAGACATGAAAATCTTTTCGCATATCAAATCTTTAAGGTATTGATCCGCTATGCCATACCAGTTTGGGTCATCTACGTTCCCCATCTTCCAGTTCAGATCGCTCTTTATCTTTTTTGAGTCTCTTAAATCATCCAATACTTCATTAATGTTATCCATGCACCAATTTACATAAGCAACATAAGACTCCATGATCCATTCTTCATCGAGCGGTCTTAACCCCCTGTATCTTTCGTTCAAAATTCCGTCTTTATGCCTACCACTCTTAATTAGCTTGTTAATATGATTTCTAAAACTAGGTTGACCAAGGGGGGATTCTTCATCGTGCTTCAGCATGAGAAGTCGATTTTTCAGACAATCTTTTTCTAATGCGTTTGGACTCGCAATTTCCCACTTCGGCCTAACCAGTATTTTTTGAACTTCAGACTTATCGTATAAATAACCATTTTTATAGTCAAAGTCACTCATGTCCCTCAAATGACTAGAAGAAAGGGAATCTTTGGTAATGGAAGAAGATAGAGAGCGATTTGAGTAGGGTTCTCTATCGTAGTTTTCTTGCCTTGAATTAAAATAGGCCCACTGGTTTTTGTCTCCAGCTTTCGGCGTATTACCGATTTGGTTTGCGTCAGCGGTGAACCCAACGGACTTATTCTTTTTCCGTCTTGGGGTTGGCCCCCTTCCCTTTTTTCTACCCTTACTCTTTGGCATGGATCGACACTACTATCTAATCAGTAGTTCGTCAATTATTTTTTTCGTAATTATCTATGTATGTAATCAAAACCATCTGGCCCATCTGTCCTTGTTTCGATTTCAAAATTCTCCAAATAAGATTCGTCTAGCATTTCACTAAAAGGTGTGTCCATAAACATCTCGTAAGCTGCTTTATGGGCATCCTCATGAGCGTTAGCTTTTATCACTACGGTTTTTGCAACAGAAAAAACAATCTTAACTGGAACTTCATTATTCTTGTCACCTTGTTCTATTCTCATATTTTTTCCACTTTCGCTTTATGTAGTCCCACAACATGATTCCTATTCCCAGTATAAAATAAAGCACCTTCATGTCTATTTTTACACCAAGAAAAACTTGGTTGGCCCGTAGGGACTTGAACCCTAAACCTTGGAATTATGAGTTCCCTGCTCTAACCGATTGAGCTACGGGCCATCCAGATTGGTCTGGGGGTCTTGCCCCATTTGGCAAAATACGATTTCTCTCCGTTGTAGTAATCTCGATATGCTTGAACCGGATCTTCTTTTTTATACTCATCTGGCATCGCTTGAGCAAACGGAGTCAAGCCAACGTCAGGTAAATTAAGTTTGTCGTAGTGGTTATCGCACCAATCAATAGCATCAAGAGATTTATGGATTTTACCGTAACGCTCAAAGTATTCTTCGCACAACTGATATGCGTGAGTAAGTAACCACTCATAGTTGGATTTGGACTCACGCGCCCATTTAGTGCAAGGATGATTATAGTATGCTCTACGGTACGGAGCTTTACCATTTTCAAAGGCAGAGCATAACATTTGTGCAGACTCAAGAATCATTTTAACAACGTGCTTATCGCACAACTGACGCGCTGCCGTCTTGGGGTCTTTATGGACAATGAATATATTCATTCGTAATAGCCGATAGTCTTGACAAAGGCTGGAGTATAATCTCCCACATAAGAACATTCAACATTATATGAAAAGTATTGCTCTGCTTCGTCATACCAAGAAATAAAATCTACGATACCATCCCCCTTGCCTTCGGAGGGGTCACTAGCAATAAAGTCCTCCATCAAAAGATCAAGGCATTTATAGTAGCAGTAACAAGCTCTTGGGTTATCCCCAAAGGTTTCTGAAACCCCAATGAAAGCCTCATCGAAACCGTCAGCGAGGAGGATTTTACCCGAAAGTTCGGGGTAATGCTCCTCGATGTAGCCTTCTATCCTCCTTCTTTCTTTTGAGCTATTCTTTCCCATCGGCAAACTCATCTTCTACCGTAGCAAACTGCCCTTCAGCTTGCTTCTCGGATTGATCCATTATGTATTTAACGAGTTCGTGTATTTCATGATATATTTTCAGATGTCGGTTATTTTCGACTGCCTTCATCATTACATCTTCTCTTTGCTCGTCGCTCAACTCAGAGAATTTCTCTTTTTCCATTCGACAAGCGAGAGGAGGAAGGAAGTCTATAGAGTCGTGAGTGATATGAACAACGGCATCGTGTTCGCCAACAGTGATTGTAGTATTATTGTCTTTCATTTTTTTAAGATGGTTTGTCGCCATGATATTTTTCGTAGAGAACATGATATAAACTTTCTTTGTTCTTATACGGCATCTCTTTAATGACTTTCATAGTGACTTCTGGTTCCGATAACAAGGGTAGAATTCTTTTTTCTAGTCTGGTTAATTTTTCCTTTTCTTCTTTGTTCATTAATGGAATGTGATTGGGTTTACAATACAAAGCTCTATCAAAACTGATAACACCGCCCAAATAATAAAGCCCTCAAGAGGATTAAACAAACCAAATAATACGAGGGTAATCGCTATCCCCAAGGCAATGTAAACTCCCATTATTTTCTCTCCCTCATTTTTTGAAGGTTAATCGATTTTACGCCTTCTTCCTTGGAGAATTCTTCCTTCCATAATTTTTTGAGTTCATTCCATTGCTCTAAATCAAGATCTTTTTCTGGCTCCTCCACTACAATTATTACCTTATACTTCATTTCTATTCCTCTTTGCCTAATTCTTTGGGGATTGTGGGTCGTTCTCTTTCAATCAAATCTATAATATCTTGACAACGATCAACGTATTGGTCTGTGGTTAAATGATTGCCGTCTCGCATATCGGGGCATCTGTCGTAAATTGCTTTTATGATTTCGTAGTTTCTCATATATCATTTCTCTTTAGAATATAGACCCGACCTTTCATCTATATCTTTAGATTGCTTTGTTAATTTTTTAATTATTGTATCGTAAGCAGGTTTACCCCATTCTCCTAAATGACTACAATGTTTTGCTAGGGGGTCATTAGGTTGAGGCACTCCGAGTATTTTGTAGCGCGTTTTATTAATTTTTTCCACCTGTTCGCAAGTAGAACGAGCTACACAAAAGTTAATAGCGTCCACTACCATCCATATTTCTGCTCTGTTAAGTTCGGCTTCTTCGTCAGTCATTTAACCCTCCATGTGTTTTTCAAGTTGTTCGCGCAAGCGGAGGAACTCATCGTCAGATAAATCCATCTCCTCTGCAATTTCATCTCCTACCATCGCCATGCCAAGGCGAGCTATTTCTAAATAAGTGATCGCATCTTCTTTCATTCTAAAACTCCCTCCTTTCCAAATCGTCCATTTGCCCAAGTTGGTCAATAACTTGCCATCCCAACTCGACCATCCGGTCTTGGATATTTCTCTCGTTCCTACTCAAGAACTCTACTGCTTGCTCCTCGCTCACATTGAACAGGTCTTGCACATCGCTAGTAGTCCAAACTACTTTCGCGTATAAATTTTTGCCGTCTTTAATTGTCATTTAGTCCTCCCTAATGTTTTCATCGTAGTCAATATAGGCTTCAGCAATTTCAATCGCCTGTCGTTCAAGGCTGGCTTGCGCTTCCTGTTCAGCATACATGATGTCATGTTCAGCAAGGGTATTAGCTTTTGCCAATTTTAATACAATATCAAATGCTTCTTTGTTAGTCATTTAGTTGCCCGTTTGCGTTCAACCAAGTCTCTTGCGTTTCTATATCTTCAATACTCTCAATCTCTGCGTTCTCAACCCAAGCATTACTGACTTCGGTATCCATTTGTAATTCTTCTATCGCTGCCTCCTCTGCAAACTTTTTGCTTGGAGCCTCCACATGGTAGGTGCGATAGGTTGTTGATTTAAATTCTACTTCGTATGTTTTCATTTTAATTTAATTCAATTTTGGTTTGATATTAATTCTCCGTTATTCTTTCTTTAACGTGTGTTTCCCAATACTCAATGACACTATCGTCATCCATATTCTTCCAACCAGAGCATCCTTCCATCAACAAGCAGTAAGTGTCGTTAATGTCCAGCATTTCATCTTCATGCTCGCAGCACTGTTCGCGCATTTCTTGTAATTGTTCATGTGTGTATTTCATAATTTATCTTTCTATCTTTTCAAATTGTTTATCAAGAATACCATAAGCAATATCCTCCGCGATTTGTTGCCCAAATTGTGGGTTAATATCGCCATTCTCTATCAATTTATCCATGTAATCAAACACGGCATATTGAATATCTTCTTTTAGGTCTGGTATCTTGTATCCCATAATTTAATTCCCCAATTTGTCTTGGTAATGTTTCTTAACCCAACCGTCATTGTGTCCACCGTTTGCTTCGGCTTTCCATTTCGTTTCTACTTGTTCTTCTATGGATCGGTTTCTATTATACGAGGCAATTTCTTCTTCCTCGTCTTGCCTTTGCCATTCTTGATCGATAAAACTTCTTACGCTTTGAATCTCTAGGGTATTATCCATTCCTTTGAAATTACCTTCAATGAAACAAAGTCTCCTGTGGGCTTCTTCTAGTATTTCTTTATCTGTCATTTTAATTTAATTTTTAATATACCAATCTAAATAAATTTCGTAGCCAATTCCGATTGCTGCTACGCATATAGAGGACGCAATCAATACCCCGATTACTAACATTGTTGAATCTGGCTCTTTCATTTTAGTCTGTTACCCCATTCAAGTTGTAGTGCTAACATGATTTTTTTCGCAAGCATTTCTCTAGCTGCTTCAGAGGCTAAATTGATTTGACCATCAGCGTAGCCTTCTAATACTTCCATCACTATTTTCTTTTCGTATTCGTTAACTTTCATTTTTCGAGTTCCCTTTTATGTATAGATTCTCTGGAGCCTTATCGTAATACCTAAATAAAGCTGGGCATAGCCAGACATCCAAATCTGATCCAGCAACCTTATACCAAGTTCCATTGGTCATATCGAGATCCGTTTTTGAGGTGTGTTTTTTCAAATGAAAATCAAATTTGGGTAATTTATTGTCTGAGAAAATTAAATTAAAGTCGCCATACTTCTTAAAAAGTTGAGAGCATAAAATGTCTGCCCCGCAGACCAAAGGCTCTCGCTCAAGTCCTTTTGACGAATCATCGAAAACCCATTGTCCTTCTATCTTATATGGCGATATTACATATAATGCGTTTTTAGTAGGTGTCATATTTAAGATCCCTTTTTAATTTCGTAGTAAGTATGACCATTCTGGTCTTTGTGTTCGATAGATTCTTCTTCGTCTAATTCGCGGATGCAACTTCCACCGTACATTAATGCCGTTTCTTTTGCCTCCTCCAAGTTTTCGGCTTGGGTAATGAAGGTTTCGTTGTGTTCAATACATAAATACTTTTTCATAATTATCTAGTCATTCCATAAGGTAATTCTTTTAGTCTTTGAATTTTAGCTTCGTACTCTTTAATCTGTAAGGCTTTGTGTGCCTCGTTCATTTCTTTCCTCGTTGCAAATTCTTCATAGAGATAAATAGGTTCCAAGTTAAGATCGTCTTGAGTCAGACCGTGTTCCTTAATGAAATCACATGACCGAACTTCATCGCTCAACTTGATTTGGTATGGATCGGTAAGCCGCTTCCACACGCTTTCCTCCATCTGTGCCTTGGATGACCACCAATCATTGCCTATTGTCCGATTGGTTTTCCAAGCGTCAGGTTCCCAAAGCATATACTTGTTAGCCTTCTTCCAATAGTTTTTGGACAAGGGATTAAACGGGTAGTCTCCTATACTTTTATCAAAGTAAAGATTATGCTCCTCGAAATCATAACGAGGACTATGCCACTCGTTACTATTCCAATACTGTTTTATGATACCAAGATTGGCTCCAGCAAACTCTTTCTTGCCCCTTTTGGGGCCGAGAGTTTTATCGTTGTCCCATTGGTATGTGTACCCCTCAAAAGATACCGCCCATTCATCACCGAGACTCATGTAGAGTAATTCTGATTCGTCTACGCGAAAGTGATTTGAGTTACAAGTGTATCCCATGCTAAAGTCCCAATGCTCGTTTAACTCTGTTCACAACATCATTGACTTGTTCAAAGTCAAATTCATCATCTAGCTCGCCGCTCAAGGCGTACCCCTCGAAATCCCTGCCAAATTGAACCCTTGCAGTTTTAGAAAAAGGTTGGGTTGACCCCCAGCTTGTGATTTGCCTTTTAGACTTGCCGCGAATATGAATAGTAATCCAAGGGCTGCTGGATGCTACATCCTTCATGCGAACCGTAGCTTCATCCTCTGGGAAAAATTGAGTTTGAGTCCGGTCAATAATCTCTTGAGGCTCTATGTATCCCACTTTGCAAAGATTGACTACCCTGCTGTTCTTCTCCCAATTTAGTTTTATATGTTTGTCAGCTTCCATTTCTAATTTGTATCCTTTTGGTTTTCAAACACATCCTTGATGATGTCTTTAATCTCGTTTTCTAGCTCAGACTTCTCAATTTCACCCACATCTTCACCGTCCTCGTCAGCAACAAAGATCCTCTTATCCGCGAACGGGTAAGTATGGAAGATGTGAATGATCTCATCAGCCAAGTTTTTCTGTAATTCCTTCATCTGCTCCGAGGCTACTATTAATCATTCTTTAAGTCAATGCTTTTTTTTCGTAATTAATCGAAATTTTTTTAGGGATATAACTCATCTGGTTTATCGGTATCTTTTGGGTCTTGAAACATCTTTTTTGATATAGCAAAAGGAGAGCATCTACCAATCCACACATCACTTCTACGCTTCAATACGGGAGACTTTTCTAATAGGAATCCCCCGTACCAATCGAAAGGCCCAAAGTATTCATTTGGGGTCATATCTGGCTTATGCTCGTATATCCCAGCGATTACACTCAATTCAAGAGTCTCGTCTGGTTGGTCTTTAAACCATTGAATACCCAATCTAGCGACTTCTTCTCTTATCGCTCTATCTCTCTTGGCAAGAGGGGTTATGTGATCGAACTTGGAAACATCGACTTTTATTTTAGTCTCAAATCCCACCCCCTGAAACACAAACTCTCTGATGTCTGACATTTCAAAATTTTACATTTTAGATTTAAGATCTTTTTTTAGTTTGAGTATCTCCCTTCTTAATTCTCTTTCCGTGAGTAATAGCCTGTAAGTCCTTTTGGTTACTTTTTTCATAGCGGGGAGATAATCTTCCTCAAAACTTATCATGCCATCGTTCTCTAATGACTTAATATACATTATACCATTAGTATAATTACCGCGAAAGGCTTCTTGTCCTTTATTTGTGACTACAAAGGTAGAAGGCTTGGTGCTGTGATCCCAATACGTATTTAAGTCGGTTGAAGATTCTTCAGTCATTTTACCCATTGTTTTATTTAATGTAAAAAAGGGGGAGCTTTCGCTCCCCCCTTGGGTTGGGTTGCCCTATTGGGAGTCTTTTAAGGAGTCCCAATCAACTGGTGATCCTTTGTATTCATCAAGCCTTTTCAAGTTCTGGCCTTCCATCCATTTAAAAATGGCATTGATCGTTTTCTTATAGATGGTTTTATAGTTCATAGAGCCTCCACGATAGCCTCCTTTGCTTCCAACGGTGAGAATCATATTCCTCAACATAAGAATAGGAGAGCCTTCTTGGAGGTTAGTACCTGAAACCAAGCTCTTGGTAAACTCTAACGCCTTCTCTGGGAAATAATAAGCGAACTCACAAGTAGCATCTTTTACGGGTGCAAACTTATGCCCATTAACTCCATTCCTTAATTCATCGATTACAGGGATATATTTCTCCCCATGCGTATCCTGAAGGTTCTTCATGTCTACATCGTTGACGACTCCCTTGTATCTTTGGAGGCCCAAGGTTTTCACCAACTTCTTCGTAGTTGAGCGAACTTGTGGGTCATGACCAAGAAGTTTCGCGATGTTGTCATTGGTGCGAGACTTGCCCATATCGGCTTTTTGGATGGACTCTTTGTCTAATCCATAAGCAACCACAATAGGCATCTTATACTCTTGATCGCCAAGAGACAGCACTGGAACCCCAAGGCTTTGTGCGATTTCCTCATTCGTTTTTACTACAGCAGCAAGGCGATGCTGACCATTGAAAAGCGTTCCATCTACGTCGATAGAAATACTTTCTCCAGTTAAGCAATAATTGCCATCTCGCATATCAGAGGAATACTTTTTTACAATGCCCAATAAGGGTTTTCTATTTCCTACATTGTGATAACTCAGCATATTTAATGCTTCACTATATCCTATTTCAGTTACTTCTACTGAGGGGGTGTTTGAGACGAACCTATGAATTGGAATTTCTGCTCCTTCTTCTCTCAAGGCTTCTCTTTTTTCGTAACAGCCATTACCGCCCTTCTTAAACATGAAGTGCAAGACGGATTTTTGGCTCCTTTTTTCTTTAGTGTTATTTGCCATATCGGGTGAGGTTGTAACACTAATTCATTTCGGGGTCAACGCTTTTCTTTAAAAAAATTCTACGCACCCCTAAATGCTTCCTCATACTACTTATTTGGCTCACAGATTTTTCGGGGAAAAACTTGGTTTGCAAGTCTCCCCTTGTCATATAAGCACCGTGGTCAATAAGGATTGCTCTCTGTTCATTTGTCCAAACAGGAGGTTTTTTGAGGCCCATTTGCATTTTCTTTTGATTTATTTGCACGGGAGTTTTAGAGGGTATAAACTTTTCACTTATTTCCCTTTGGTTGTAGTCTTTCCAAACATTTAAAAGTATTTGGGTTTCTTCTTCAGTCCAAATTTGATGTTTTTGCATTTTAATATAAAGGCCAAGTTTTTGCCTTTGCTCTCTTATACCTCTTACCGTCCTATGTGGCAAGAATTTTTTTTGTATCTGCTCCTCGGATAAACGAGGCCAGTTATCTTTGATAATATTTAGTTCATTGGGCTTCCACCTAATGGACTCAAGGTATTTCTCACTGAACATTGTTTGACTATGGATTTGTTTATTATTTGTTTGGCTTTAGTTTTATTGAACCAGTTTCCCACCCATACTTTCTTGCCTTCTACGTTCTTGTAGTTTTTAAGAAAATCTTTAGTTATCTCAAGAAAATCATCCTTTAAATCTCTCATAGAGTTGACGCTATTAATAAACGTAGGAATACCAAGCATCTTATAGTCCATTTTATCATCTTCGGTCATCTCAAGCCCACCTATTATCTTGCACTCTGAAACGCTACCCATATTGAAGGAGAACCTAGAGTATATAATAACGTCTAAAGGGTCGCCATCATCTGCGATAGTTTGAGGTATAAACCCATAGTTAACTGGGTAATTCATGGCACTAATCAAACACCTATCTACCTTAAAGACATTTAAGTCTATATCGTATTCGTATTTTACGTTAGTACCCTTTGGTATTTCTACCACGCAGTTAACAACACTAGGACATTTATTACCTAGTGGTACTTGATAATAGTTCATCGACTAATTCTACAACTGTCAGAGTCTTTGTGGAAAGTGCTAGATTCAATGATTATTGTATCTTCTAGCGCAATTAGTTTATGAGGTAATGGGGGATTTACTTCTAGTGATTGACCCTCTTTAATCACGCCTTCGTGTTCCTCGCCTTTTTGAGTGTCAATAAGTTTTACTTTCAATAACCCGCTTTGGACATAAAGAGTCTCCGCTTTTTCATAATGAAAATGGAGAGATGACTCAAAACCTTTTTTGATAAAAAGAATCTTGCCGCAGTAATCATTTGCCTCGTTGTTAGCCATCCATATTTCATAGCCCCAATCCTTCTCAACTTTTTTTGGAGTAAATATATTTGGCTTAAATGAACTCATTTTAAATTTAAATCTTTTTGGTTTAGTTATTTGATGGCTGTATCTTCAAATTGAATTTTTTCATTAACCTAGATACCCCGACTATTTCGATACCTACCTGAGTGTTTACTTCATCTGTGTCTATCGATACCATGTCTCCTTCGTCTGCATAAACCATTACCGACCCTACTCGGCCTTGCGGTGGAGCTACATAAATATACATGGAGTCAGTTTCTTCATCGTAGCTTATACGATTATCAAAGTCGTATTCGTTATACTCTCCGTAGCCCTCTGGAAATTTAGCTTTCATTGTTTCCAAGCGTCCCAATTAAACCCATCTTCTTCAGGTTCTTCGGCTTCTTCTTGTTTTATTTGCTCGTCTAAAAAATCCATCTTTTTTATTTCTATTTTATAATCTTGGCCCTCTATAAGAGGGGAAAAAGATTTCGCGTATACTTCGGCGTATTTTTTATTTAAAAAAAAGCCTACAGACCTCCCCCTGTGAAAAACTTGATAGAAATGCTTTATTGGATCTTTATTTACCTTCATGATATTTCTTTGCCTCCTCGTAGTCTGAATAATGGTATCTCGGCTGATTATCTATAATTCTATGAGGCATACTAGGCTCATAGTATTTCCGCTGCTTGGCACAAGTGAGATGCTCGTAAGTTTCTGTACGGGGGCGAACGTGCTTATCCAAATATTTTTGTCTTTTTCTGCACCTCTCTCGTTCTTCTTCTTCCTCAATGTATTCAAGGTACATATCAAAGATCTTATTTACGCGAGGTCTATCGGGGGCGACCCACCACGTTATCCGAAACAAAATCTTAAATAAAAAAATTCTAACTGCTAAAAACATTTAATTCTCAAATATACGACTCTCAAATTTAAATGTAAATAAATTAAATGCTAAATGCCAAAATAGTTTTTCTCATGCTCCCACATTAACTTATTCATATCCTCAAAAGTCTTTATTTCGCTATCTTTTCGACACATATACTCGTATGCCTTTTTGTCGCTCGACCATTTTTCACCATCCCAAAACTCAAAACCTGTAAAATCTCTTTTGTATATGCAAGTTTCTTCGTATCCCGACATCATATACAGATAATCCATTCCATTTTCTTTCGCGTATTCTATCTCTTTTATGATGCTATATTTCCCAAGTGAAATTGATGGTTTGTGATAATCCCAACAAAATTGAAGTCCCGTCATAGAGTTTGAACCAGAGTAAGTTCTCAATAAGGTGAACGCTCTCAAAACTCCTTCGTCGTAATACTGGAAAACTATCTTCTTATCCTTGTCTATTTCCTCCTTTAGCGATAAGGCTCCAAGGTCATCGCTAAAGCCTCTGTGCTTCATGTATCTATCGTACAAATCTTGAAGCTCATCAATGTTTGCGTTCTCCAGAGACTTTATTTCGTGAGATACGCTTGGACATCGACGTAATATCCTATTTGTTTTTTTGTTATATTTAAGTTCTGAAACCTTGAGTCTTACTTGGCGAGCTTGAAACCATAATCTGGGAGTTTTTTTAGTCCACTCATCAACTGCCCAGCCATTTTTAAGGGCGTGATCTTCTTCGTTTTCTTCCACTTCTGCATATGCGTTAGCATAAATCAGACTCATGTCTGTCATCTTGCCAGTGATATGGTGAAAGAATATTTTCATTTAGGGCAACAAATTGGACATTGCTCCCCTTTTGATTTATTGCAGTCGCAGGTTTTATCTTTACTCTTTTTCATTTTTCTTCTTCCAAGGTCTAGGGTTACTTTTTGGACTGGATTGATAGGGGATACCGAAAGTTTCATTTCCACATACTCTTAAATCGTTAGAATCAAAATGTTTTACCATACCTGAATCGGTAAGGAAAACGACCCAAATGGTATTAAAATCTGGACTGTAATCAATTACTATTTGCGCCCACCCCTCCCCCAGAGGGGTTTCGACTGGTATAGGAGGGTTTAGTTGTATCATGCTCATTCCATGTATATTTACACGAAAAAAGCTGTGAAATTACAACGTGAGAAATAAAATAATACCTGTTACAGCAAGAAATACAAACAGTCCGAAAAGTTTTGCGTCTTTTGGAACCTTTCCCTTGTTTGCATCATGAGGCAGGATCATCAGATGTCACCATCCGCCTTTCGATAAGAGTCTTTCACTTTGCCGCCTCTTTTCATTTTGAGGAACATATTAACGCGAGCCATCGCCCAACCTCCTCGGCTCATATTTGGCCGATGACTTTGGGAAAATGCTCCTGCTCCTCTACGGTAAACTTTTTTAAGTTGACCAAGGGTTACTTTTTTAGAGTGTTTGGCATTGTGTTCTTTGACCTTATTTTTAAGAGAGGTTAAAACTTTCTCAGAGAAAGTAATTGATCCACCGCCTTTGCCAGCACTACCTTTGGGATTTTTAGATGATCCTTTTTTTCTTTCGCTAGGCTTTGCTGGGGTTTGTGCTGCGCTTTTAGGGCCAGATCTTTTAGCTGTGGAATCTTCGAGATCTAATTCCTCGCCAGACATAACTTCATCGTACTCTTCTAAAGACATCTCGTAGTTGGCAGTTACTTTGCCGTAATCTTTTGCCTTTTTTTGAGCTTTCTTGATCTGCTCTGCTGTTGGCGCACCCTTGTCGCCTTTCTTTCTCATTTTCTCTCCAGAGCCAGACTTAATTCTTTCTTTCTTTTTGCGGATATTCTCCCATAGACTAGCATAGTTTTGCTTCTCTGTTAAAGCGGATTCTGATGTATTAGCTTCCTCACAGCTACACTCTTCACAGCCACAATCATCTTTTTCAGTTACTTCTTCGGTCACTGAAGCCAACTCAGGGTTCATGGCAAGAAGTTCATCGTGATTGAAAATAGTCTCTCCATCCCACTCATACTCATTATCGACGGTAGATTGAATGGAGGCTTCCACCTTTTTGCCTCCGCGCCACTGACGGCAAGACCAATAGCGAGCCTTCGTTTTAGGGCCGGGGTTATCACAGTTGTGTCTAGCTCTAAAATTCTTTCTGCGATTAGGGTCGTCTCTTTTGATCTCCATATTTGGATCTCCAAAGTTCACTTTCACAACATTCCCTTTTTCGTTTTTTACATAGACCGAAAACTTTTTCGGGCCTTTTGGAGTTCTAAAGGGTTTATTTAGAGTTTTCTTTTCCTTTTCTGCGAGAATCTCATCAGAGAAATCAATTACATAGCTACCGTCTTGTATTTCAACATTAGCACTAGATTTCTCCCATTGAGAGTAGCATACCGCCGCTCTTTGTTCGTCGTCTGGAAACTCCTTCACCATTTTAAGATTATCCATGCAGATATTTACGAAATCTTTTTTATCCTGTCCTTTTTTTGGTGTCGGTAATGGCATAATGTTTCCTGTTTTAGATTACACAATTTTATTTCTTCGGTATAAAAAATACTCTACGGAGAGTCTCTTTAAATGGAATTTCATCTGGAAAATCCTCCAATTTTACCGTTTCCCATCGTAAAATAAACAAAACGCTGAAAAGGAAAGGTAATGTTAGAGGCAAGTATTCCATATATAATATTACACTTTTAAGTGATCCAATTATTGAAAGTTATTATTATGTATCTAGAGCCTTTGGTAACTGGTCGCGCTCCATGATAATGAGTAAACATCCCTTGATGAAACATCATGTAACCAACTTTAGCTTTAACTAATCTTTTAGCGTCCAAAAACCAAGTCCCTCCACCTTCAAAGTTATTATTAAGGGTCAGCATCGTCGTGACGCTGCTAAAATCGTGATGTAACCCCAAGTGAGCTTGTTTGTCTGGGGTATATTTGGCTATAAAACTTTCAGGGGTAAATCTTTGGTCTAGTTTTTGATCCCCCAAAATATCATCAAGGTGATAGGCGTGAATTATAGCTGGGTAAACTATTTTAAATAAAACATGATTGTATAGTACATCTAAATTGCCTATATCACTGAGAAGCATATCATAGGTTGCGTAATCAGTATTCGTTTCTCTCTGACCGCTATCCCAAAGATTTTTTTCTTCTGCCGCTTTTATTATTTTCTCGCAGATTTCCTCGTTGAATAATTGAAATCCATAGCAACCATAAAAAATCTCGTCTAAAACGAGATCCCATTCACCTTTTAATACAGGGGGAGATATAAATTTAGAAAAGTCCTCCATTATTTATTAGGATCTTCTTTATTTCTCAGATCGAAAAGCTCATCACTTACCTTATTATACTCCCCCTTCCAGTATTCGTTAAGTGCATCTATTTGGACTTCTAATTGGAGATTTGTTACCTGTGACCCGCGATACAAAGCCTCCCAATAATCTCTAGCCTGTTTCATTTTCCATAACTGCTCCTTTATTTCTCTGTTGTCAGAATCTGCCTCATTGAGCATCCTCACATAGATGCTAGTAGACTTATTGTTATTTTCCAAAGCCTTATCTGTGACGTAATGATAATAAAGCTGATAACAATAAAAAATAATTATCCATAGTGAAATCAGAGCTAAAAATCTTTGATTTATGGTGAGTCCTTTAAACATATTCTATCAATGCTCCATCTGCTGTATGGTCAATATAGTCTGGATGAATCCATTTTGTTTCCTTATAGGGATTTAACTTGGCCCAATAATTATAAATATGTTTAGGTGCGACCAATGGGTCTTGTGACCTCTCATGAAAAACTTCGTAAGCGATTTCAGTTTCAAACGAAACTACGCGACTATGAATATCTATAAAGTCAACCGCTTTCCCAAAACCATAAAAACGTAATTGACCGTTAATCCACTTGTCACCCATATATCCCTCGTCTTTTATGCCTGTATGATCACCGCCAAAAATGCCCTTTTTATATTCTTCTAGCGGCCAATATTTTTGGTTTTGAATATAGCAGTTTACAAAGTAAGGATATTTAAGTTTTAAATGATCTGTGCCTTTTGGGCGGCTATACAGGGTATCTGCTTTAAGAGCTAGGGTCGTTCCCGCTGTGAGTGCTGGGACTGTTTTGATGAATTCTCTCCTGTTCATTATTTGGTTCTTTCATAGCCAAATGGCGCATTTGGCCAAGGGTTTATGCCCACCGAAACTCTTTGCCCTCTAATAACTGGCGAAACCCCATGAAACATAACGCTAGGAAATATTATCATACTATTTGTTTTTGGCTCGACGGTTAAATGATCCGTGTAAAAAGTACCACCATTTAATTCCTTGATCAAAGGGTAATATACCATACTTACCATTGGGTGCTTTTCCTCCCCTGTTTCAAGAAAGCGTACTTCGTCTCTATCTACATGGTAAGAAACATAATCAGTGTAATTATGATGCATCTCAAAACCAGCCATATCCGACAAATCTACATAATCATTTACTATTTTGAGGATCGCCTTTACAGAATCGAATTTTAAATTTAAAAGATTTTGATTGTACCAAAAGTCCCCCAAGCCATTTGTTTCTGCATCATCGTAGTTATGATTTAAGATCTCCTCTCTTAGCTCACCACTTAAAACATCATGTAAAATTCGTATCATGAACTACTCTTTCCAAGCTATCTCTATTAAGTTTTCCCCAAAAAATTCTTCAGTGTATTTAACAGGTGTTTTAGGATCAAAAGCTCTGCAAGTATAAACATCCACAGAAAAGAAGCAGGGCTTTCTATCGTCCCAAGCGTAAATGTGCATACCACTTTCCTTCCAATGAACGTAAGCGCACCAACCATAATCGGGATCATAGTTGCAGAAAGGGGCAGTTGCTTCAGTCATGTTTAGGACTTTAGTGATTTCACGGCAATACCTATCCATATCTTCAGGCTTGAAAGGGTTATGAAGAGTGCCTTCAATAACAATTCTTTGTCTGCATATGTCAGGAGCTAGGTCTTTCATAAATCTTTTAACTTTTTAACATCATACCCATCTTCTTTAGCTAGACCCTTTTCGAGTAGCTCTACAAAAAACTCCTGTATTCCTTTATTGCTGACTCGCTTACGATTTTTTTCTTTCTTAAAGAGTTCGTCAAAAGCCTTATTAGTAGAAATTTCCATAGAGCAGGTATCGTTTGGGTTGTCTTTAATGTCATGTACATAAACCCTTGGAAAATCACTAGACATGACTTCTTCAAAAGATTCGTCGTTTAGAAAATCATCCGTATCTCCAACGGCCCAGTCTTTTTTCTCTAATCGTTCTTTTTTATTTTTCTTCATGATTCTATTTCATGGTCTTTAAATTCTATTTCAGTCGCCACAAGAACTGACGTGTCCTTTATGTCTCTCAATATTTGTTCCGCTTGTTCTACCGCTTCTTCTTCGGTTTCTCCAACGATAGTAATTGGGTCTTCGGTGTGGGCATAAATACTACCGTCTTCATTATAAAAGACTTCATGTATGCTATACCAAGTAACTCCGTCCTTTTCGTGTTTTATGATTCTATTGTTCCACATTTTTTCTTTTTAATCCCGTCGATTTCCACGGGATTGTTTTTTTGTTTTTCGTATTCTCGCCCCGCCTCAAAAGCCTGTCGGCAAAGTTTTTTAGCCAACTCTACTACCGCCAAAGTATTTAGGGAAAGGTCTGACTTCAAAGGTCTTGGGCCTTCGCTTTCTTTCCACCATTCTTCAAATTCCATTTTCATTTTCTTCTTTTTCCATCTCTCTTACCCACTCAGTAACGTGGTCGTATTCATCCTGAATCCACGTACAAAGCTGTCTTGATTCTTCTTTACGTAAAACTAACTGGTCGTCATAATAATTGCCCTTAAATAAAGCCAAGTAACACAGCTTCAGTCTCATCCACCAAGTTAACTTAACGGGGTTTATACCCTCTCGCCAAAAACTAACATAGATTTCTTCTTCGCCGTCAAACTTGGTAAGTAGCATACCTTCGCCGTGACAACTGCATTTTATGAATTTTTCTCGATCAGCCATTCTTTCCAAATACTTCGTTTGATTGCTGAGTGACTCTAACGAAAGTTGCACATTTGGGCATATCCTTTATCCTCTTAGCCCCAATATAAGTACAAGTAGAGCGCAACCCGCCAAGAATACTTTCCATAGTGTCTTTAAGTCTTCCGCGATGTTTTATCCTTACTGTTTTTCCTTCTGACGAACGATAGCTCGCAACGCCACCATGATACTTGTTCATGGCTGTATCAGAACTCATTCCGTAAAATGCTTTGTAAGTCTCTCCATTTACTATTTCTTCTTGCCCCGCTGATTCATTATGACCAGCCAGCATCCCGCCCAACATAACAAAATCAGCACCAGCACAAAAGGCCTTGGCCACATCGCCAGCGCACACGCACCCCCCATCAGCCATAATATGCCCACCAATCCCATGTGCAGCATCCGCGCATTCAATGACCGCGCTGAGTTGAGGATAACCCACACCAGTTTGTATACGAGTAGTACAGACAGACCCGCCGCCAATGCCCACTTTAACAATATCTGCTCCACTTAAAAGTATCTCCTCTGTCATTTCGCCAGTAACAACATTGCCAGCGATTATAATAATATGCGGAAATTCTTCACGCACCCTTTTAATAAAATCGCAGAACTTGGCACTATAACCATTTGCGATATCAATACAAACAAACTGATTATGGTAAAAATTCCATTGAATGTTTCTAAGATAATCTAAATCATCGGTATCTTTTTCGCTATATTTGATTCCAATAGAGGGCGAGAGATGCTTGTAAATTCTGTTTTGCCAACGATCTGAATCTCTATCATATTCCCAATTCTCTTCATTGGCTTCTTTCTGCTCCTTATTCTTCCAAACTCCATAGCCATTCAATTTGTGCGCCCAAACATCACCATCGTAATGTTTACTTATGCAAGTTAGGCCGTGATACTGAGCGAGAACTTTACCTGTCTCAAAAGTTCCTACTGTATCCATGTTTGAAGCAACGATAGGAACACCTGTCCAACCGTAACTCGGATTACCAGCACCATCTGCCCCAGCGTTCTTGAAGGTGAAAGTACGCATCAAGTCTACCTCACTACGAGACGTAAGCTCTGATCGCTTTGGGCGTAAAAGAACGTCTTTATAGTCCAGCTTTATATCTGACTCAATTCTCATCTAAATCCAGAGTGTTTGTCCCTGCCCTTTTAACTAAGTCTAATCTTTCCTTTAGATCTTCAGATAGCCATTTTTTAGCCAACTTCTCATTTTTTATCGCTTGGTCATACAGGAAACATATGTATTCAGAATTAATTGACCCAAGTAGCTTATCAAGGGTTAAGAAATAATTTTGGAGCTTCTTGTCCATGAGCTTGAATTGCCCTTTGTGCTGCCCTTTGGATTCGACAATGCTTCTAACGCAAAATTGCATTGAGGAAAGTTGCTCGTAAGCAGTTCTTCTATTTCTATGTTTTGTTATCATTCGTAATTTTTCCTCATTCTCATCAAGTAATGATGATGCATCCTTACATAAGGAGGGCAATCGGGGCAATCTCCGTTAATTAATTTGTCGCCGCAAACTTCGCACTTTTCTGTATTTTTATTTTTGAGGGCTTGATCCTCAAGGTCTTTGATTATCTTTTGCTTCTCTTCCTCCGTCACCCAAGCTCTTTCAGACCATCAAGCAAACTTTTAAAAGTATCTTCCGAGTCTCTGTCAGTATTTAAAGTCATTGAAGGGCTGCCGTCCTCAAAGTCTTCAACATGGTATTCCCTTCTCATCTGTCTTTGAGAGGTTAGCAAGATGCTGAACACTTGTCCAGCATTATTTTTCGTAAGTTCATCCCTCAGTTCCTCATAAGGGTTAACAAGGCATAACACCACATCTGTATTGTCTTTTACTGGGCGACCTTGAATACTATTCCCGCCATCTGATTTACAGTAAATCGCAACCCAATCATTTTTGACTGATTTTTTATTTAGGTATGTTGCTACGGCGTTGGCATTTCTAATATTCTCCACTCGCCCTTCTTTGCCGTAATTTTTGTTAGTAAACATTTCTCTAAATTCATCTCCGTCAATGATGAAGGGGGTATTTAGATGGTCGGCAAGCATTTTGCCTAAAGTGGTCTTTCCTGAAGCTGGTTGACCATATAAAACGTATATCATTTCTCTCAACTTTCGGCTTCTGGCCCCCTTGGCCCCTTCACTCCATAAGATCCATTCACTCTTTTCCCTTTGCTATCCACCATCATTTCCCCACATCCCTCGCACAAAACTATAATGACCTCACCATCTTTACAAAGGTCTTTAAAATCATTTAATTCCGCCTCTACGCCAAGCACCTCGTATACGCAATCCCAACAAAAATCGGCCATGACTATATATCCCAATCGTCGCAAGCCATATCCATAATTACTTCGGGCGAATAATCTGGATTAGCTTGTGCTATCCTTATAGCGGAAAGAACAACCTCTTGAGTCAAGCCCCATTGCTCTGCTTGTTGGAGGTAATACCCTATGTCTGGGCTAATCTCATCTGACATAATCTAGTAATATGTTAAGTGTTCAATCCTTGCCAGAAATTCGTCCACATCTTCAATTGCCATTCTTTGTTTTACGGTGAGATCCCAATGAGTTTTGGGAGGGTTCTTTTTCATCTCCTCAACGACAATAAAGGATTCTTCTAGCGTTAAATAATCTTCTTTCCAATTCATTTTTTCCTCTCGAAAGAATGTTTTTACTTACCTCAATTCTTTCCTTAGTAGCCTCCAACGGTCACTATCGATCTTCTTTTCCCCAGAGTCAATCTTCTTAATCATATCTAGGACTTCATCTATGCTATCATAGATATACTTGTCTATTTTCATACCCATCATCCAAAGAGGTGTTTGAGATTTGCCGCCCTGCATGGAAATAAAAATAGGCTTTTTCATCCTGACTGCGGTAACGATTTCTTCCGCACTTCCCCAACTTGCAACTTCGGGGAGTAAATGAGCTATAATGAAATCAGATCTATCAACAAGATTAAGGTCGTAGCTTCTAACGATACTCATTCTTTCTACTACATCGCTATAATGACCATTGGTCATATCTTCAGCCATTCTAAGGCGAGCAGACTCATCCTCGTCTACATCCTTAACAAAAGGTTTTCGATAGGGGTTAAACGTAATAATATTTAATTTTTGAAGCTCGTCTTCGACTTTGACCCTCCAATCTTGGCCATCTGCATACTGCATATGGCCGACTAAATACGTTCTGGTTCTTTCTAATAGGTTCACATTACCTCCAGAGTCTATCTTCTGCCGCTTGTTGCTTGGCTGCGTACTTGGCCTTTCTTTTCTTCTCGTAATTCACTCGACTCTTCTTTTGGTAAAACTTTCTATCTCTTACCTCTATCAGAGTTTTTTCCTTCGCTGTTTTTCTTCTCAGGGCTTTTAAGGCTAGTTCTAGATGGCCTCCTTTTACGTTTACTTCTGTCATAATTTTTCTTTAATATTTTGGTTATATCTAATTTTATACTTTTCACCGCCTGAAATCCATAAAGACCCACCCTCTTTGAATGTGTGTCTTCTGACTCGGCAAGGTTTTTGTAGTAGATTAATTTGTCATCCACCACCTTTATTATGTCTAATACCGTTTTCTGGTTCATATCTTTGGTATAGTTCAGTCAAGGCTTTGTCTGTATGCATTTTAAAATCTTCATATTTTATTTCATGAATGGATCTTAGCTCTATTACCTTCCCGTATAAATCGCCATCAAAATCGCAAATATAGACTTCAATTACTTCAGGGGAAGTTGCAAAAACTGAAATCATACATATTCCAAGAATGTCGCCCTCTGTAAGACATTCCCCTATATAACTACCAATTGAGAGTTTTGGGCTAGACTGTGAAATATTTGCGGTGGGCAGAAGCCTCCAATTTTTATATTTGCCCTGACCGAAAATAACCTTTCCCTTTATCATTTTATCAAGCTTCTGACTTTTCTTATAATGTAATCTTCATCCGACTTTAGTACCCAACTCGGATTATATTTCATTGAGTTATTGTTTAAGTCGTAATCTATATCGTAGATTTTCAAATCGTGAATCATTTTCACCTTAGAAATACCAGCAAAAGCAAAAATCTCTAAAGTCTTTTTGAGTTTAATAACTGCCCTGAAAGCAAAGTCTACTTCGGCTGCTCTCTGCTTCGCGTCTTTAGCCTTATCTTCCTTGAATAGCTTTTTATCCATTATTTCCTTGGCTGCTCCTTGGATACTTTTAGATTCAAGACCTATTAATTTACTTTTATACTCGCGGATTATTTTCCCTTTTTTCTCGCAAGCTGGCTTTTCCAAGATTGAGGCTTTAGTCCAAACTTTTCTGCCGTCTCCGCTCCACCTTGGACTTGGAGAACAATCGCCTCTCTTACCTTTTCTCCACTTCGTCCCTACTGTTTTTTGAGTTTGAGTAATCACTCTGTAAAACAGCTTCCCCTTGTTATTGGTAAATATATGAGGGACGATATTCACCGCTCTAGGAATATCATCAGTTCTATCTCTTTTAATCCAATCTAGTTGTTTTAATTGTCCCACCTTGCTTTCTCTTTTTTTTAGGTCTTGCTTAGATATAGGCTTTAAATACCCATTAGATTCCGAAATAATTCTTTTGATATCTTTCTTTAGGAGATAGTTATTCTTATCTATCATGGTGTCGAAAGATGGAGAGTATCTGCACTCTTTTTTGGGGTCTGAAACAGACAAGACAATCCTCGCCTTTCCCGAAAGCTCCCCCTTTTTTATTCTTCCGTAATACCACCTTTTGATTTTCTTTACGGCTTCTTCTCTAGTTCTACAAGAAACCTTCTTAACCTGTTTGTTATTATAATATGCTGTGTACTCTGTCATATTAGTTAAACTCTCCGATATTAAGGGAGTCGTATAACTTTCTAGTTTTCTCATCGAGGTAAATTTCCTCGACGAATTCTAACATGGTCGGACCATCTGAGTCATTAAAATGGTCAAATTTCATCTCCCTAGTTTTCCATAGAATGGACATCACATTTGAAGCCCCTTGATTGTCTTTATCTAGCTTATAGTAAACTTTATCTTCCGCTTTTATTTTGGATATAAAAACTTCGCACTCAAACTTTCTGCTCAGGATGATTCCCTTAATAATCGCAGCATAAAGCTGTGGGTTATTCTCACCCATGTGATCCATCCATTTCTTTCTAGCTTCTTTTTTTGATACTAAAATACCCTGTTCGAACATTATTGTCGTGTTCGGAGGGGGCGTAGAAGAGCAGCCTGAGAAAATAATGAGTAGACAAATTGGGAACAAATTCTTCATTTGCCTCGATATTATTTATGGAAATTAATTAAGTCAAGGATTTTTAGCTTTATACCTCAAGGTTTCATCTACCTCAAGCCATGCTGATGGGTCGGGGTCATCTAAGAAGCTCGCTATATCTTCATAAAAATTACCACGATCCATCCAATCCATTGCTTTATAGGTGTAAGTTTCCAGTAATTTTTTGACCTGTTTAACTTCATCGAAGGCTATATGGCCCCCATGAATATTTGATTTTTTGTCCATTTCATCAAATTCTTTGAAGTTTTCTTGAATCTTTTTATTGGACTCTCTGCTGGTAGAAGAAATCATATCTAACTTAATATCTTCATCTATTTTTAGATCTAAAAAACCTTCCAACTCGGAAAATATATAATCGTAGTCGTAAGCAAATTTTTCATAAAGTAAAACTAATTGTGGCCCCCTGTACTTCTTCTTAAATTCATCCATGTAGATAAGTTGTTTCTTGTAATGATAAGAGTCTGTCCACAGAAGTGCTTCATGTTTTAATCTAAGTTGTGTTCCGTCAGGCATTACAACTTCAAATTGATTGTCTGGATCTTCAAAGTGAGTCACAAATTTTTCTGTATCCCCCTTGAATCTAGTGACCCTAATATAAGATAGTAAAGATTCCATAGTATCGCGCTCAGTAATAACGCATGGAGATTTACCATCTAACACATCCTGCGTGGTTCCCATAACGTGGAGCTTTTTTACATCTTCATTCTTTAGAATCTTTTTAATGCATTGCCATATTAAAGTAGATCCTGTGCGACTTGCACTCATTACGAAAACCTCTTCTTTGTTATTCATGACTTCTTATCCAAATATACTTTCTTTTTTCTTTTATATAGGTCTTTGACTTTAAGCATGGCTATCCTTTCTATCTGCCTTATTCTTTCTCTAGTGACGCTAAAAATCTTCCCTATCTCTTCCAAGGTCTGGGGTTCGTCTCCATCGATGCCAAATCTTCTTTCTAGGATTCTTCTTTCTCTTAAAGATAGCTCATGTAAAATTTTGTGTATTTCTCTAACGTGATTCTCGCCTTCTATTTTCTCAGAGGGGTCTTGAGTATTATTGTCTTTTATTACCTCGTTGAAGCTGTCGCTATCCTCATCCTCTCCTACTTTAGAATCTAAAGAGATTATAGCAGATCCAGCCTCTATCATCTCGTTAACCTTCCTAACCGAAATGCCTAGCTCCTTTGAAGCCTCATTCGGGGTAGGCTTTCTGTCGTGTTTTTCTTGGAAAGCTTCGGCATATTTTAGATAATTTAAATAAATTTGCTTAAGGTAGCATGGCATCCTTATCATAGACCCATGATTGCTCAAGGCTCTCATTATCTTTTGCCTTATCCAAAACCCTGCATAAGTAGAAAATTTTGCACCCTTTTGGGGATTGAATCTATCGACTGCTTGAATTAAGCCTAGGTTTCCTTCGCTAACTAAATCTTCTAAATCCATGCCTAATCTTTCATAGGATCTAGCTATCTTGATAACTAGCCTTAAATTACAGGCGATGAATTTGTTTTTGGCTTTTAGTCTTTCTTTCGGCTTGCCATTTTTTATCTTCAAATAAAGTTCGTTCTCTTCTTTTACCGTAAGAAGGTTTGGCAATTTTTGCTCTCCGTAAAAACTATACTCCGATTTCAAACCACCCCCTTTGAGTTTATCTTGATTAATTCAATGCTATAAAAATCAAAAATGTCTTTGGCCTTAGTGTCTCTATCGTAATCTTCTGAATATATTACTCTAGGGATTTCATAGGCAGCTATTGCTGTGGCGCAAGCAGAACATGGAAGTAGCGTAACCGCTAATATCTTACATTCTCCAGCTTTAAAGAGGGATAAGCAATTAGCTTCAGCGTGTATCATGTAAGGTCTGCGTAGGTCTCTATCTTCCCAAAAGACATCTGAGACTTCTTTACCAGAAGCTAGTCCATTATATCCTACTCCAAGAACCTTATTGCTATAATCAAGCGCACACGCACCGACCTTTTTATGAGGATCTTCACTCCTCAAAGACGCAGTACGGGCAAGTTCTATCGCATACTCTTCCCAAGAAAGGCGACTCATTTGGTCTGGTTTTTAATATAATAGAATAATAAGGTCAAGTATAAAAGATTAATTATCGAAACAAATCCATAAGACAATTGAGTCCAAACAAAATCAGTAGTTGCGATAAAAAAATAGAAAGTCCAAAAATTCCAACAAGAGAAAAAAACAATACTTAATTTGCTGATACCTTTTACATCTTTGTCTTTCCACAGTTTAAAAAGATTTAAAATGTAAAAGAAGCCAGCTATAAATATAAACGAGCTATTAATTATATCATAAGTCTGCATTCTCTAAAATGGATAAAGTGCTCCTATATTCCCCCACTTCGAACACTGTACCTCCATTTTCTAAAACGTCCACTTTTACATCATAATCATTGCCGCCCTCAAAGCACTTATCCCCAAAAAATACCATGTCCTTCGTTTTATTTTTTCTTATCCATTTACTAGCCAAAGACTTATTGTTGCCTTTGGGCTGTATATCTATGCTTATTTGGCCCCCTAGCTTTGCTTCTAGGTCTGGAAATTTTTCCTCTATTTCTGAAGTTATTCTTTGCCTCTCTAAATTCTCAATGTCCCACTCTTCGTAAGCGGATCTTTCATGATTACTTGAAGATCTACCAGCGGTAGTATAATTCATCATTCCTATCCTGCTCTCCCACCAAACAGCCTTCTTGTTTGGGTAAGAGGAGTTATTTCTTTGCTCGGATAAATATTTTAGAAGTTTTAAATTTGGCTTCCACAAATTTTCATAAATTATTTTGTTATCAATAGTAAATTTGTTGCCCATATTAGAAAAAATACCCGCACATCTGCCCAGTAAGCTGGTGGGTAGCTGCTCTTTTATTTTCTTTTCGTTACTGCCAGTAACCAGATAAACATTTTTATCTTTCATCCAGCCCAAAAAAAACATCAGAAAACTGGCATCAATCTTCTGACGGGGAGGGGTTAATGTATTATCTATATCGAAAAGAAAGGCCGTCATTTTATCTTGCGCCAGCCGCATTTGTTAAAAAGTAGCCTACTCATATTGTTCGCAAATTGAGTCACTTTTGCTTCTGGAGCATCCCAAAAGTATGCATGACATACCTCATGGATGCAAGTATTTAACTCTGACTGCTGGGTAAGAGTCGGATTTATATATATTTTGGGCTCCTCCTCTTTTGGGTTCAAACAAAGACCATCTGCATCGCCATAACATTTATGAGGCTTACGAAAAAAAAGTGTATATTCTACTCCATCGTAGTTTTTGAAAGTGAAAGTTTTATTCTTTTCTTTTCTCCCCTTCATGGCTATCTCGCAATTCGAGAATATCAAAACCTGTCCAAGTATAAGAGGGGTCGTATTCTCTAACTACTTTTACACCTTTTTTCTCGATAAAGCGCAATTCACCAGAAACCCCCAATAATGTGTCAACATCCTGAATGGGAACACGGGCTATTTGTGTCCTATTTGGGGTATTTACTGTTAATTTGAAGGCGTTGGCCTTTTTGGGAGGGGTGGGGATAAGTATATGTTCGCCGTTTTTTGACCGTATTTTTCTCATTCGAAAACAGTTTGTATTAGTTCTTTGGATAACTCGTCTTGGCATTCTTTTCTTTTCCTAAGTTCGTATTCGCCTTTAGTAGCTAAATAAATTAGATTTTGTTTCGAATATTCCAAGCAGGAAGCAATTGATCCATCTTCATCTTCGTTTGTCTCTAGTAATTCATTAAAGAAGTAAACTTCCTCTATCGCTTTTCGGCTCTCTTTTCCCCACCATTTAAGGACGTCATCTGAGTCTTTGAGCTTAGTTTGTATAGAGGATATTCCATTCATAACTCAAGAGATTCATCGTCTTTAAAGGGTTGTATTTCCATTAGTGATTTCTTCCTGCCGTTTATAAATGATATTTGATAAGTGTTTTTTTTGGTTCTCGAAATTTTATTTATATATTTAAATAAACACTCATGACAAATAATAGAAGTTTTCTTCCCGCTACTTACATCAAAATAAGCAATTTTTTTTCTATCGAAAAGTATTTTGTAATGGGGCTTTGGGTAGTCAATGCCGCACTCACTACAGGATACCTCCTTAGTACATTTATACGGTCTTAAAACCTTAACCTCTATCATATTTTATTTTACACTATTTATAGAGGACCACGCAAAGACCTAAAGCATAAAAATTTACTTCACCTCCTTTATAAAAAAATTATCGTTATTCTTTTTCTTGAGATCTCTTAAGTATCTCTTAGCTTTTCTAAGCCCTTCGTCATTATAATCAAATGCTCCAAACGTAAAGTTTTTTTCATTTGTTATGACGTAGTAGCTTTTTTTATCTTTTATTTTGGGCATTACTACTTTCTTTTAGTTCTTCATCTAGTAACTCTTTAACTAATTTTAAGTTGTGTGTAATCCAGCCGTCTCCGTCCTGAGAAATATCAGGATTGTTTTTAGATTCCATTTTGTCATCAATGGATGATTTTTCTATTATTTGGTCTAGTAAGTCCACAGCTTGTTGAACTCTTTTCATGAAGAAATTTTATATGATTTTTTCTGCGTGTCTAGCTTTTTTTGCTAATATACTCTGACTCTCTCACCCATTTTACCCCAATCCATTTAACTCCTTTTTTTACGGGTAACGATGAGTGTATGCTTTTTTCTTCGGGCTTGTTGTCGGAAAAATTAGACCAAAATAAAACCCTACCTATCCTTGGCTCTATTTTAAAATTATCTAATTTAGGAAATTCAGTTTCGCCCCCATCATAAGAATTATTAAGGTAAAATAAAATGCTATAAACCCTTTGTCCTCCCCTGCTAATGGATTCATCGTAATTTTCCGACCCCTTTATAAAAAAGTCGTAATGCGGAACATAGTGTCCACCTTCAGAATATCTTATTATGTTTAAATGTTCTTGGTTTTCTACAGGTAAGCAAGTAACGGTTGAAGTTATCTTTTCTATTTTTTCTATTACGTCATAGATCTCTTGTTGAGAGTTGTAATGAGATTTTACAAGAAGTCTTTCCTTGGCCTCCCTAGACTTGGAGTCTTTCGTTGGTCCCTTGTCGTAGTCTAGAACCGTTACCTCTTCTAAATGTGGGCGAGCTTCTTTAGTAAGAAGAGAGCACTCCTCTGTTGACAGTAAGCCGTCGCATACCCAGAGAAATTCTCCTATTTGAGAAAAATTATGAAGCACTAAGGTCTACTTAGCGCAACTACATGGTGCTTTGCAAGAACATTTTTCCACGCAAGGGCATGAGCTTTGGCATGGTAAACACACACATCCCGCGATAAAAACAGAGGCAGTAGCAATTAGTAAATATTTCATATTAGTGTTTCTCCATTGTCTTGAACTGTTGGGGGCTAGTCTTTAGAAAATCTGGGCGACCATCGTTATACTTTTCGTAAACCCTAAGCATGAATGGGAACATTTTTTCTGCATCGGCTGCATCTTCTGCATCCGCAGTTGGGTCTTCCTTGTCCTTCTTGGTTCGAGGCTCATTTTCTATGGGCATCTTTTTGATTTCTTCCTCTGAGGGCATCTTTTCATTTGGGTCTAAGGCCCACATGATTTTATGCTGCTTGCAATATTCTTTAACTCTGCGAACAGGCACAATAAGATTGAAGCCTTCTCCTGCTCCTCTAACTAGCATTCCTACATATTTTGCATCTTCTTTTCTATAAACGCCTCCTCCAGAACTCCCCGGAAAAGCGGTGCAAGTGGTCTGATCGAAGATCCTTTTATTTATTTGTTTTAGAATCCTACCGTGCTGAGAATAAATTCCATCCGTCATGGAATTAGCTCCTTGCTGGCCAAGTAGGCTTCCAACGTGTAGTAGGTCTGATCCTAGCGGTGGAATTTTTTCTTCTAAGTAAAATGTTACGGTGTCTTTAACAAAATTAAATTTGCGAACCCTCAAAAGAGCCAAGTCATGCCCGTCAGACGCATCGCTGTATTTTAAAACTTCGGCATCCATTTGGAGTCTTCCCACGGTTCTTCCGTCCTGTCTTATCTCTTTGACTACCATAGGGTCTTTAAATTCTACGATAGTCTTTGACACTCCACCTATTAGGGTCTTTCTCTCTTTCCTCAAATTGTCTATGACATGACCCGCTGTCCAAACAAAATTGACTTGGTTCCCTTCTGCGTCTTTTCTCGTGAAAATAACTCCTGAACCCTCACCATTAGAAAATGATCCTTCAGAGCGAATCGTCACAGAAACATTTTGAAGATGTTCTGCCGTGGTTGGTTTTTTGGGCTTTTCCGCTCCGAAAACGAGACAGGAAGTGAGAAGTAGGGCAAATAAAGGTTTTTTCATCGTAATTTTCCTCTTAAGAATTTACACTGTTTTAACAGCGCAAAATGAGGAAAACTACTTCAACCCAGTAAATTCGGAGGAAGATCTGATTTTTTCCCCTAAACCATCTACTATTTCTATACCAAGATTCGAGCAAACTGCATTCTCTGGTATCTCGTGAGATGTTCTGTCTCCCCCCTTTGCAAAAATATCAGGCTTTAAAAAAGCCAAACTAAGAGCAACTGTCGGGTCTATGTCTATAGATGTGAAGACTTCATCCACCACCCTTAAAGAGCTAACTATTTTAAGTCTGTCTTCTAAGGGCATAAAAGACTTTCCTTTCTTTAGGGAGGCTTGCTTGTCGTTATTAACTATCACTATCAGCTTATCTCCAAGGCTCCTTGCCTTTTCTAGATATTCTATATGCCCTACATGGATAGGGTCAAAATACCCACTAGCGGCGACGACCTTACCTAAATGCAAAGGCTTAAAGTCTACGTTTGGATTCATCTAGGCGGTTGACCTTGTAATTTTCTTGGAGACGGAATTATATTCGTCGCTAACATAATGCTCATTTCCGCTATCGGTGGTAATCATAGTACCCCCTTTACCTTTAATTCTGAAAGACTCAATAGTGGCAATATTCTTAGGGTTAATAGAAAACTCTTGAGTCGCTGACCTTGGCGTTCCGAGCTTGGTGAAGTTATATTTATTTAGTTTTATCATTCTCATTTTTTGCCTTTTTGTTGCTTTCCTTTTTCCAATCTATTTTATCGTAGTTATCCTTAAACTTTTTAGAGAAGCAGCTTCGGGGGTTATCCCCTTTCCCTGCTCCACTGGATTTCTTTGCCATTTATTGGACTAAAAAGAAAATAATTAGTCAAGCTTTAAACGCCAGAGCTTCCGAAACCTCCTTGGCCTCTTTCGCTGTCATTAAGATCTTCGACTTCATCAAACTCTACAGAAAAGCAAACTTCGAAAATTATTTGAGCGATTCTATCCCCAGCGTCTATGTCAATAGGTTTAGATCCCAAATTAATCAGAACTACCCCAATCTCATTCCTATACCCACTATCAATTACGCCAGCCAATACATCCACTCCTTTTTTAACGGCCAAGCCACTCCTTGGCGCAATTCTTCCATAAAAGCCATTAGGGATGGAGATGCAAATTCCAGTTTTGATTACTCTCCTTTCGGAAGGTTTTATATGGTGGTCTTCCACGGAATAAAGGTCATATCCCGCATCTGAGTCATTTGCTTGAGTGGGAGTAATTGCTTTATCTGATATTTTTTTTATTTGTACAGGCCAATCTGTTTTCATCGCTAGTCAATTTTATACCCATGATGGCTTAAAACTTCAATACATAAATTTATAAATTCCCCCGTTGTCATGTCGCCTTTTGCCATATTAGCTTCCTTGCAAGTTACCCCAAGATTGTCTAGCTCGTTAGATCCACCTTTTGATACTGGATGTATATGGTCTAACTGGTATTCGGCTTTATTTGAAAGGTCTACTGGCCTACCTGTAAGATAACATTCTGGATTTTCTCCAACTTTTTCCAAGAAGTCTTTAACGCCAAAATTTCTTTTGCACCTATTCCTTCTGACTCCATCGTTAGCTCTTGATTTATACATCTGAACTTTCCTTTGTTGGGGGGAATGCTTTGTTACTTTCTTTTTCTTCTCTCTCTTTAGCTTATAAGCTGGAATATGATTTCTTACTTGAAGATAGTTTGTTATTTTATCGCCTACAACGCCAGCAATTGTTGAGCTTCTCCTTTTCAGGTTTCTTTTCAGCTGCTTTCTTTTAACTTCGGGATTACAATGATAAGCTATTGTTCCTTTAGAGCATCCTAACTCTGCAACTATTTGATTATAGTTGTACCCTTTTCTTCTGAGTTCAAAAATTTGAGTTTTTAAATCCATAATGGTACGTCCAGAGGGATTCGAACCCCCGACCCCAAGTTTAGAAGACTCGTGCTCTATCCAACTGAGCTATGGACGCACAATTTTAAACTACTGCGCGGCCCTTGTCCTGCATCCAATCAAGTTCTGATCTATCTATAGTGTTGTTCCTACGAATAGCCGCCTCGATTAGAATTGGCGGTCGATCTTTCTCTGCCATTTGGTGAAGGAGGGAGTTCATGTCCTTGGGAAAGCAAGTACCTCCAAAACCGCCTTTGCCATCTGGACCCGGAACAGTAGTGTGGCTCTCTCCAACTCTTTTATCAAGAGTCACCAATTCTCTAAGTTCATTATAATTCACCCCGCAAACCTGAGAAAACTTTTCTATTTCATTAAAAAAAGAAACCTTTGTTGCCAAAAAACAATTCCTTGTTATTTTAACTAATTCAGCCATAGAGCTAGAAGTGGAATGAATGTTTGGGGCGTTCTTAATCTTTCCGTCTTCTTTCGCAAACTTAATGATATGCTTCATTATCTGAGGCAAATTGGAATCATCAGTATCAAAAGAACCTATTATCCAGTCTTTCTGTTCGTAAAAATCGTTTTGCCAGTTTTGCTCAGTTAAGAACTCTGGCATAAAATTCACGCCCATTTCCCCACAAAAACCAACCGGAACCGTAGACCTAACTACTATATAGGGGCCATCATCGAGACCCTTCAGGTCTGAAATGACTTTTTCTACTATTTCAGTGTGGCACTCCCCGTTATGTTTCATGGGAGTAGGTACGCAAACAAAAACCACGTTGCAATATTTTAAAGATTCAAAATCAAAACCTTTGGGAGAACATTTGTCTGGATCAACATCATAGATCACCACCTCCGTTCTTTTGGATTGGAGTAATGCCGTCGCTTTTCCGACGTATCCATTTCCAACGATTCCAATTCTTACATTCTTTATTTGAGATGGGGATATATATTGTCTTTGCATTTTAATACGTAATTAAAAAACCCCCATTTGCATGGGGGTGTGATTTGCTACTGTGGAAGATCAGGAACTTCAGGGGTTTCCTTTGGTATCTGTCCTTCTTCAGAGGTCAAAATAGCATCTTGTAATTGGATGACTGAATGCACCAAATACCCAGTAAAAAGAAAATTAAATGCAAGCAGCATGATCACAATCCTTTGCCGAAGTAGTCCTCCGTCTTGGTTGCAAGTTTCTCCATGTGCTTCGCACTCCTTCTTTTTAGGGGCTGCTTTTTTCGTTGGGGCCTTTTTAGGGGCTGCTTTCTTTGCTGTTTTCTTAGCTGGCATAGATTTTTTATCTTTAAGGTAATAAATACTAAAAGTCAACCGGATTTTTATTTAAAAGTAGAATTTTCGAAAATAAAGTCCGCTAAATCTCTAACGGTTATTATATCGTTAAAATCCATCATGTAATTGTTTATTTTTATGGAGTGAATTTCTTCCATCGCCATCATCATATCTACGGTATCTAAGGAATCTATCTCTAATTGAGAAACGGGGGTATCAAGCGTCACTTCCAAGTCTCCAACTGCCGTGGCATCACTTACTTCTTCAAGGACTATTTTATAAATTTTTTCTTTCTTCTCCTTGTCTTCCATTTTATATCTCCAATTCAAACTTTAAGCATAGTCCTTTATAAAGCTCCCTGTGTTCATCTTTTATGTTTTCGCCGCCAATCTTTAATATGTGGTGGATAAAGCCAAGTTTGTAAAACGGGAGAAACTCTATGTCAACCTTTATTTGGCTTTTAGATAAGCTTACGAGCAAAAACATTAAAACGTCTAGCTCTTCTTCAGATAAAGAATTTATTATATGTCTATAAATCACCTAAGTTTTTATTCTCTATAATGCAAACAGCCGTAGCGTACCCCCCAGAATGACTTATACTTAAAGAGGAGGTAAGTCCTTTCGGTAAGTTATTGTTGGGAAAATAAATTACAGGCTTTCCTTTTTCGTCCCTCATGATCTCCATTTCCGTAAAAGGAATCATCTCTTTGACGTTGCCTGTTAACGCTTTATGCGCTGCTTCTTTGGCTGCCCATCTACCCGCTATAGAGTGAGAGCTATACCCTTTATTAAGGCAGTACTCTTTTTCTCTTTGGGTTAAAAACTTATCTAAAAAACGCTCACCAAAAGAAGACAATAAGGATTCTATTCTTGGAATATCTTGAATGTCAGTACCAATGCCAACTATCATATTTTTAGAATTTCTTTCTCGTCCATTTTAACGGAGATATTCTCTGAGCCATAAACGGAAAGAATTAAAGCCTTATCCTCATTGGATAGCTTTCCATCGATGGCGGAAACAAAATTTTTAAATTCTTGAGCTTTTTGAGATTTATGGCATTTACAGCAAGATAAAAAAGCCTTCCTTAGCAAATCAGCGCTTTTAAAAAACGGGATTTCCTTCAAGACTTCGTTAGACAATGCAAAATCCATAAAATTTCTGTAATCAATCTCCGTTGGCATAAAAAAACCTCCCTATTAATAAATACACTAAAAGGGAAACTAAATTAACTAACGGAAAAAAATAAATGAGGTCAAACACTAAGCAAAAAACAAGACTTAACCACACGGACAAACAAGTCTGACAGGTGACGAGGGCCACTACAAAAGAATGTTCTTTATATTTAACTCTTAGAAAAGAAAGATAGTCTAAAATGTGGTCAGGATCTTCTTTGTCGTAAATATGAACTCCAAACCAAGTATGAAGATTAAAGTATCTGACATAATATTCAAAAGCGTCACTTTCAAACCAAATCACCATAATCAGAACTATCCAACCACAGCAAAGTGAAAAACTCTCAATCATATTTTAGGTCCATTTCCTCTGTCTTAGTAAACAGCAGTCTAGCTACTTCATCCCCTTTTTCAATAAAGAAAGTATTAGTATCGCCAAAAAAATGAGCCGAAGCTAAGGACGTTTTATTTTTTATAAATAAAAAGTCAGGTAAAGAATTATTAATAAAAACCACCTCTATGTTTTGGCCACTAGAAAAATAACTTACCGGAAAGAGGGCTCCGCTTGTATAGAGTAAATCCGGTATGGGCAATACCTGCGCCATGATCCCGCTTGGCATCGTCAAAGAAATATCGAAAGACACCGCTGTTCTTTCGCATGGGTCTATTCTGAATCTTCTAGGAGAAAGAAGATGAAAGATATTGCCATCAACCCTAGCTGGGTCAATGGCTTGCTTGGACAGTTTTTTTACTGTGAAAAACATGACCTAGCGTAAGCTAGGACTTTCACCCAGTAAACTTACCTGTGCTTAGATCCACTCCAGCGTCATCGACTGTAGGGCAACACTTCCTGTAAGTGTAAAGCGGTCTGCCAACTGAATCTGCCTTTTTGCCAGTTCTAAAGATTACGCCATCTTTTACTGCTTTCCTCATTTTTACTCGAATGGCAGTTGGGGTTATCTCTTTTCCGGTGCTCTTCTTAAGTTCTGCAAGTACGTCTCTCGCAGTAAACTCTACGTTTGGCCATTCAACATCAATAGAGGGGCGTCCTCTTTTTTTAGCTATGGTTTTATTAGTTGTATTATCTTTCATCCGCCCCAAGTCTACTAATCAGAATCTCAATTACAAGCTTTTTTTTGATTTTTTTGATTTATCCGGTAACTTGAAGGGTGACTGTTTTTGATGCAAGCGTAACGCTTTTCGAGTGGTTCAAGAATAACGATAATTTTTCCATAAAATCGGATTTCAAGTCTGCTTTCCCTATTTCCTTAGAGGAAGAGAAAGATAAGGCTGTAATCATGGCCGCTCTGAAGGATATGACAAATGCGGAAATGCTGGTCGAAGGGGAGGCTGATGGATCTGAAATTTGGCTGCTAAAAAGAAAATTAGACCAAATGAACCAAACCATAGAGATAACTTACGACACCGCATCTCAGGTGTCTCTCCTCGTAAACACCTTTTGCGATGTAGCCGGAATGAGTCAATACACTTGCGATGCAAGCGAGATAAAGGAGCAGGATATAAAATCTTTGTGCTTTATAGCTCAAACTATGGCCGCCGGACAAGAAAGCCTTGACGAAGACACCGAATAATGCAAGCTTCAGTTCAAAAGGTAGCCAATCCTTTTAAGCTCGCTGAGAGCAATCAGTGGAGTTTCCTGAGATAACCGAAGAAAAGTAGGGTGGGATCAAGGCTTGTTCCCTATCAAAAGGATACCACCTGTTATGCGACAGGAAAAAGGACTCGTAGTTAATTACTGCGGCAATGCCCCGGCGTGTTGTGGTAGACGAACGTAAGTAGAGTTTTTAAGCACAGTCCCTCTCGCCTCCATGTGGGGTAGTTTGTCGCAGATGTCATGTCTGCTCGCATTTTGTCGCGCTCCCCACGCATTATAATTAAGGGGCTTCAAAGAAGATTCGCATTTAGACAAAATAAGATACCCCTTTTTTTAAGGGGGTATTTTTGTCCTTATAGCTTAAAGAAAAGTTCCCATTTCTCAATAAAACTTGTAATAAAAAAGTAACAAGTCTATAATCATTATCATGCCGAAAAAATTTTTTATTGGAATTGGAGGGGTAGCTGGATGCGGGAAAGATACCTTTTATCAGATAACAAAAGATATTCTCCAAGAAGAGGGGATTTCCGTGGAAAGACTGTCATTAGCCGACCACCTTAAAGAAGATTTAAGGAAATTCATAATAGACAAGTTTGATATTGACCCGACCAACTGCACCCGCAACGAAAAAGACAAAATAAGACCCCTCCTCGTTGCCTACGCAAAACTAAAAAGGGAAACTTCAAGAGGTAGATATTGGATTGAAAAAGTAGATGATTACATAAAAACTTTATCTATTACAAAAAAGACTTTATTTATGGTTACGGATCTCAGGTTTAGTTTTTATGAAAAAGACGAAGTTTACTGGATTCAAGAACAAAAAAAGGGAATAGTTGTGCATTTAAGTAGATTTGAGGAGGATACAGACTCCGAAGGAAAAGCAATTAAAAGTACGATTACTCCAGCGAACGAGGAAGAAAGAATGCACGACCCGCTAGTTAAAGTTCGTGCTGATTACAAATTTAATTTCCCAACAATTGACGCCAATGATGATCAATTTATGAATAATTTAAAACCAAAAATTAAAAGCGCCCTTAATAAGATTAAAAAAGATCACGGACACTTTTTTAATTGACAAGGATAATAACGACATGCTAGATACGAGGTGATTATGTCAGACGATAATAACCAAAATAAAGAAAAAAACGAGTGGCAAGAGCGAGAGCTTGGAGCACTCTGGGTAAGAGAAGGCAAATCCGGTAAATATTTTTACGGGAAATTTGGCGATCAAGCATGTGTTATTTTTAGGAATAAACACAAAACCTCGGATAAGCATCCAGACTTTATAGTATATAAGTCTGAAGACAGAAAATCCTTTACTCAAGAAAAAAGTAAAAGCGAAGAAACAGTATCTACCGCCGAAAACAACGACGAAGATTTGTTTTAAGAGATGAACTTCGCCCTTCACTTACCACTCAATTCCGTTTCCTTTGGTCAAGTATCGGTTCAGATACTTAGGGAGATGTATAAGCGCTCCTTGGAGCCTTCAATTTTCACCATAGGAAACGGGGTTGATCTTTCTTCCCAACAAATCGACAAAGAATTTGGAGAATGGATACAAAACGGTATCAATAAATCTCTAACGTCTCACGACAGGAAGACCCCCACAATAAAACTTTGGCATCTAAACGGATCTTTAGAGTCCTTTAGTGAAAAGCAAATCTTAGTTACTTTTTACGAATTGGATAACCCAACCCCTCACGAGCAAAATATAGCTAAAAACAATACTACAGTATTAACATCTAAATACGCTCAAGAAGTTTTCAATGTGAAAGGGGTGAAATGCGATTACGTACCCTTAGCATTCGATCACGATAACTTTAATACCACCAAAAAGAATTATTTCACTGATGGAAGAATCACTTTTAATGTGGTGGGGAAACTAGAAAAAAGAAAAAGACACCAAAAGACTATACGGGCATGGGCTAAAAGATTTGGAAATGATAAAAAATATTTTTTGCAATGCTCTGTATACAATCCTTTCATCTCCGAACAAGACAACAACACCCTAATCAATCAAATCTTAGACGGTAAAGGATACTTTAATATAAACTTCTTGGGACACATGCAAAAAAACAGTGTCTACAACGACTTTCTTAACTCTGCTGATATAATTTTAGCCATGTCCGGAGGAGAAGGTTGGGGCTTACCTGAATTTCACTCTGCGGGATTAGGCAAACACGCTGTAGTCATGAACGCTCACTCATATAAAGAATGGGCGAACGAAGAAAACTCTATCCTAGTAGAGCCCAAAGAAAAAATAGATTGCTATGATGGAATGTTCTTTAAACCCGACCAACCATTCAATCAAGGGCAGATCTTTGATTACGACGAAGATGAATTCATCCATGCGTGTGAGGAAGTCATCAAAAAAGTTGAGTCAAGCAAAACAAACGAAGCTGGCCTAAAAATTCAAGAGAACTTCAAAATAGACAAAACTGTTGACACTCTCCTTGGCCTAATATAAGCTCATGCCCTGTTACGTATTCGAGCACCCCACCTCAAAGGAAACGATTGAAGTTATTCAATCCATGAAGGAAGAGCACGTTTACGTTGACGAAGAAGGAGTTGAATGGAATAGAGTGTTTGCAGTCCCGAATGCGTCCGTAGACACTACTCCGCTTAACGCAAATCAGTTCGTAGAAAAAACGAGACATCAAAAAGGTTCGATGGGGGATCTCTTTGATCAAGCTAAAGAAGCAAGCGATAAAAGAGCAAAAGAACGCGGGGGGGAAGACCCCGTAAAGAAAGACTATTACAAAAAGTGGAGCAAGGATCGAAACGGCAAAAGGCATCCAAACCAAGGGGGATCAGGACTTTACTAGGCCTATCCGTACACCTTTTTTCTTCTCTTCAAATTAAAAGTTCTTCTGAGTTACTTTTTGTGAAACTTGTCACTAAAAAGCTGTAAATTCTATTACATCATGAAACAAGATTCTCAGATCATACACGTAAAAAAAAGAAACGGGAGACTACAAAAACTAAACATAGATAAGATAAACCTTTGCGCCACATGGGCTTGTAGCGACCTAGAGAATGTATCAGCAAGTGAGGTAGTGCTAGATGCTCACGTTCAAATTTATGATAAAATCACCACTGATGAGATAGACAAGGCTCTCATCATGAGTGCTCGCCAAAAAATAGAAAAGGAGCCCAACTATTCTTATGTAGCGGCTAGGCTTTTATTGTCTTCTCTATATAAGGAAGTATTTGGAGAAAGCGTAGATAAAGATACATACGATCATCAATATAAAATATCTTTCATAAGGAATACTAAAAAACTAGTCAAAGAAGAAATCCTCGATGAGAAGTTACTAGACTTCGACTTAAAGCATCTTTCAGAACACCTAAAACTAGAAAGAGATTACAAATTTAAATACCTTGGGCTTCAGATACTAAGTGATAGATATTTACATCACATTAATGAAAGAATAATGGAGACACCCCAAGCTTTCTGGATGCGTGTATCTATGGGGCTTGCTCTTAACGAAGAAAACAAAAATGAAAAAGCTATTGAGTTTTATAATACGTTGTCTCAGTTTTATCTGTGTTGCTCTACTCCTACCCTCTTTAATAGTGGTAGTACTCACAGTCAGCTTTCCAGTTGTTATCTTAATACTTTTGACGATTCAATTGATGGAATTTTTGAGGGTTTGTGGCAAGAAGCTAGAAAGTCCAAATTTGCTGGAGGCCTAGGCTTTGACGTAAGCAGCTTTAGGGCGGCTAATTCTTACGTAAAAGGAACCAACGGCAAGTCTTCTGGCTTAATCCCTTGGCTTAAAATTTATAACGACACCTTAATTGCAGTAGACCAAGGAGGCAAAAGGCCGGGAGCAGGGTGCGCTTATCTTGAACCTTGGCACTTAGATATAGAAGATTTTCTAGACCTCAAGAAAAACACCGGAGACGAACGCAGAAGGTGTCATGATATGAACACCGCAAACTGGATTCCCGATTTATTTATCAGAAGAGTTCAAGAGGATGGCGATTGGTATTTATTTTCCCCATCCGATGTAAGAGACCTTCACGAAATGCATGGGGATAAATTTGATAAAAGGTACAAAAAATACTGCAAGCTCGCAGACAATGGCGAACTCGAAAATTTCAAGGTCATAAAGGCTAAAGACCTATGGAAAAGAATGCTAAGGGCTCTTTTTGAAACGGGGCATCCTTGGATGACCTTTAAAGATAACGCTAACATGCGGTACTCTAACAGTCATGAAGGAGTAGTTCATAGTTCAAATCTTTGCACCGAGATATTCCTACACACAAAACCTTCTAGATTTAACGAGGGTGAAAAAACAGAGGTTGGGGAAACTGCCGTGTGCAACCTAAGTTCTGTAAATTTAAAACAGCATATTAAAGAGGATAATACATTAGACTTTGATCAGTTGGCAAAAACCATAGAAGTCCAAATGCGTATGCTGGACAATGTAATCGATTTAAATTTTTACCCAACCAAAGAGGCCGAAAACTCGAACTTAAAACATAGACCCGTTGGCGCTGGAAGCATGGGGTGGGCAGATGTATTTCATGCTTACGAGGTAGACTTTTCAAGCGATGACGCAGTTAAGTTCTCTGATGAACTCTACGAATTCATTTCTTATCATTGCATCTTAAATTCTAATAAACTATCCAAAGAAAGAGGCTCTTATTCTACATACGATGGATCTTTATGGAGTAAGGATATACTTCCCATAGATACATATAAAAACCTAATGGATTACCTAGGCGAAAAACCCTTAATTCATAGAGGAAAAAAGTTTTGCCCAGAACTAGACTGGAAAACTCTAAGAGGCGACATAAAAGAGCACGGTATGCGTAACAGTAACACTATGGCAATTGCCCCAACGGCAACTATCTCTTACATTCAAGGATGTTCTCCTTGTATCGAGCCAGACTTCTCAGTTCTTTTTGTCTACGAAAACAAAAGCGGCAATCTAACCATTGTTAATGAATGGTTTATAAAAGAATGCAAAAAAAGAGGAATTTGGAATCAAGGCTTAATTGACGCCATAAAATCAGTAGATGGAGACATATCCCTACTTAACGGAGACATACCAGAAGACTTAAAGCATAGATTTTCAACTTGCTTCGAAAGAGATCAGTTCAAACTTATAGATTCAGCAGCAGCTAAACAAAAGTGGATTGATATGGGGCAATCTTTGAACCTATTCAACAAAGAGACATCACTAAAATACTTGAATGACTTATATATTCATGCTAGAAACAGAGGCTTGAAAAGCACCTACTACCTGAGAAACCTATCAGCTAGTAAAATAGAGAAATCGACGAATACACCCATGCAAGAAATAGAGGGCAAGCACGAAGCAATAGGGGAAATGGCAAAGGCTTGCAGTATTCTAGATCCAACATGCGAAAGCTGCCAATAAGATGAGTAAAACCGGATTATTACTTGATGAAAACACAACTGGCGTAAACCAGATCCTCCCTCATAAACATCAATACGCTTGGGACCTATTTCTTAAAGGGGTAGCGAATAATTGGTCTCCAGCCGAAATAAACATGTCGGATGACGTAAAACAATGGAAAGGAGATGATTTATCCAAAGATGAAAAACTACTGGTTAAAAGATGCCTTGGCTTTTTCGCTGGAAGTGAGTCCTTGGTTGGCAATAATTTACTTCTTAATGTCGCGAAATGGATAACTGATGCGGAGTGCGGTCAATATATAATGAGACAAGCTTATGAAGAGTCTCTTCACAACTGGACAGTTGTAACTTGCTGCGATAGCTACTCATTGAAAATATCAGAGGTATACGAAGCATACATTAATGTCCCCTCAATAAAAGCCAAAGACGAGTTTTTAATGGGGATAACCTCAGATATCAACAGGCAAGACTTCACTACTAAGACGATAGAAGGGAAAAAAGAATTCCTCAGAAACTTAATTACATACTACATCGTATGCGAGGGAACCTTTTTCTTTAGTGGATTTGCTATGCTCTTGGCTCTTGGCAGACAAAACAAACTCCCCGGACTTTCTGATCAAATCAGATACACGTTAAGAGATGAAAGCCTACATATTCAATTTGGTACGTACCTAATCAACACGATCAAAGAACAATACCCATCGGTGTGGACTAAAAAATTCGAAGAAGAAACAATTGAGCATATTAAAAAAGCCGTAGAGCTTGAGATACAATATGCCCACGACGTTCTTCCACGAGGCATTCTTGGCTTAAACGCCGAGATGTTTGTTGATTATATGCAGTATATTGGAAACAGAAGGCTTGAAGGTATTGGAATTGACTTTTCTTTCGAGAACGCTCAAAATCCGTTTCCTTGGCTGTCCGAAGTTGTTGACACTACAGCAATGACGAACTTCTTCGAAAGGAAAGTTAAAGATTATCAAAGCTCTGGAGTTCTAGAGGATGATTTTTAAAGTGTAATGAATTTTACGGGAGCGTACTGGTTTCGATTTAGAACCTTACGCAAGATTGCAAGCAGAGGATGATAGTCGGCCTCTTAAATCATCTATCAAGGTATTCAACTGCCAATAATGTTGATATGG